GATTTTAGTTATCTTGATTTGAAACGAGGGGCTACTGATAATAATAGTAATAGTAATAGTAATAGTAATAGTAATAGTAATAGTAATAGTAATAGTAATAATGATATAATATCATATTATGATTTAGATGATAATAGTAAATTCATTATTGCAAGGGTAATAAATAAAGACACAAAAAATGGTGAAACTAGATATGAACTCATCAATATAATAGAAGGAAATAAACCTAATATAGTTACAGATCAAAATTTTTCAGAATATGGAAGTTTCATAGAAGGTGATGTATACAGTAAACCAAGTAAAGAAATGAATAATATTATAGAAATTAATAACGAACAAGATTTAAATAAGTTATTGTTAGAAGATGAAATAAAAGGAATTGTAAATAAAGCATTAAAAGGGGAGGTAGCTAAGGAAGATATGATTACAAATTTCACTAATGCTTTTGGTGGAAAGAAAAAAAGAAAATCAAAGAACAAGACAATGAAAAAGAGAAAGCATGTGACAAAAAAGAAGAAAGCTTCCACCGGTAAAAAGAAGAAACAAACTCGAAAGAAAAAAGGATCTAAGAAATAATACTATTTTATAAATATTTATATAAACAAACATTCTTTATAAATATTTATAGGAGCAAAATGGGAAAGAACAATAATAAAAATAAAAAGCGTAAGCCATTTGTAAGTATATGTACCCCTACTTTCAATCGACGTCCTTTTATTTCTACTATGTTTCAATGTTTTCAAAATCAGACATATCCAAAAGACCGTATGGAATGGATTATTGTAGATGACGGTACAGACAAGATTGAAGATCTTGTTCAATCTTCAAATATACCACAAATTCAATATTTCAAAGTAGACGAAAAAATGACATTAGGAGCAAAACGCAATATGATCCATTCCAAAACAAAAGGCTCTATATTAGTCTATATGGATGACGATGATTATTATCCACCAGAACGTGTACAACATGCGGTAGAAACGCTTCAGAAGAATCCGTCTGCTTTATGTGTAGGTTCTAGTGAAATATATGTTTATTTCAAACATATTAGTACAATGTATAAAGGTGGGCCATATGGGCCAAACCATGCGACAGCTGGAACCTTTGCGTTTCGACGAGAGCTATTAGACCAAACGAAATTCAATGAGAAAGCGTGTTTGGCAGAAGAAAAGGAATTTCTTAAAAACTATACTATACCATTCGCACAATTGGATCCATTAAAAACGATATTGGTATTTTCTCATGTACAAAACACATTCGATAAGAAAAGATTATTAGAAACACCGAATCCATCGTTTATTCCATGTGATAGAAAAATAGAAGAATTTATTAAGCACGATTTTGAAATCAATATAAAAAATTACTTTATGAAGAATATTGATAAAGAATTGGAAAAATACAAACCCGGGAATCCCAAAATGAAACCAGACGTAATTAAACAAACGGAAGAGTTACGTGTAGAACGAGAAAAAATGAAACAAGACATGATACAGAAACAAATGGCGCAAGGAGGAGGAGGGGGTCAAATTATGGTTCAAGGTCCTGATGGAAAACAAAGACCACTTAGTACACAAGAAATTGTTCAATTATTGGACAAACAGAACAAAGAAATTCAAGAACGAAATCAAAAGTTACAAATGCATGATTCTATGTTACAATACTCTAAAAACGAAATAGAACAACTTAAAAGTCAAATAGAAGAATTGCAAGAAGAAATATTTGAATTGAAACACGTCAAAAAGACACAAAGTACAAATACAAATACAAATGCTAACGAACCATTTGACCCACCAGATCCAGAGTTTCTAGAAATGGAAGATTTAGAAAATATAGAAGTACCTGTACTAAACATTATTGATGTGCCGTCTTAGAAATCCGTACCAAATGTGGCGTGTTTCTCTAATCATTTGATTTAATTTAATTCAAGGTTATTATCTAAATAAGGTTCTTCTGTATCAATTTCAGATATAAAATCATCTTTTTTCATGTTTTTATCTAAAAATCTATAAATTCTCTTAATATCGAGAACATTAATAAAGTCTTTTTGAAAATAAAATCCCAATGCTGGATAATTTTCTAATCTTGTATAGTAATTATCTCCAAATATGATTCGAAGTTCTTGGAAAAAACACAATACATCTTTTTTATCCATATTCATACGTTGACATAAACTTTGTAAGAAATTTTGATTATTGTATTCTGTTGAATATTTTGTCAATACCTTAGTAAATTCAATATCTTTCAATTCAATATTAGGATGATTCTTAAACTGATCATGAAACAGTTTGTTATTATAAAATGTCTTTATGAGAGATGTCATTTCATTAAATTGCCAAATCTGACTTTGAAACGTAATTCTTCCAATATAATCCGCAAAACATATATTGTTCAGAAGATTTTTATAAAACGGAAATTTTACATATCCTGGTTCTTTTTCAATTAATCGGGGTATATTTTCGTGCCATAGTAAAGAAATGGTAGTTCTATCTGTTTCATTCATAAAAATATTATGATCATCAAGTGGAATAGGTGATTTCAATAATTTTAAAGTGCTCGTTTTTGCGTCTTCGTTTAGAATTTTCACATGAAATATATTACCCAATGTTTCTTCTTTGATCATTTCTGGTTTGTATATAGAAAGATTTTGTAGAAAAAATAATTTCCGTAAATCACCTTGTATATATTGTTGGATTTGAATTTGAAAATCTACATTAAAACTTGTATATTTTTGTAAATGTTCTATCAGTATTGTATGTAACTGTGATTCGGTAGGCGTTTTAAGTTCGAATACATGACATACATGCATAAGTTCTCTTATTTTTTTATCATGTTCATTATTTCCAACACAAATAATCGGATTCATAGTAGTATTTTCAGTTTTCTGTTTTTTCGTTTTTTTCTCTCGAATTAGTTTTATTAATGCGTCTAATCCACCTTTATCGCCATTATTCATTCCATCAATTTCATCCATAAAAATAGCGATTTTCCTTTTTTTCCGTTTCAACAAATCTAACACATTGTAATTGGATATATGATCATTGTCAATATTGGAAAAAAGCGCTTTATTACGAACACAACCAGCGTCATATGTAATAGTATCATAATTGAGAGTTTTTAGAATATCTAGTATAAATTTGGTTTTTCCAGTGCCGGGTGTTCCATATATATAGATTCCGTTTTTATGAATATTTTTCTTTGAAAGTCTATCTTGTTGAGATGTTTTTTCAAAATTCTGTAAAATATTACATATTTCATTGTATATATGAGTTCGTTCAAGATAGTTATTCAAGATAGTTTGTTGGATCATCTTTATTACTTATAATAAAGATGATATATTTATTCATATTCTAACGCATAAAATATTTATTTTCCAAAAGAACTGAAATCAGCTGTTCGTGGCATGTAATTACATCCACCTGTACGTGGAGGTACCGCACCGAAATACCCATAAGGATCTTGTCCAGGTGTTTGAGGCACATGGGGGTTCATATACCCTCCGCCATATGAATTATGATATCCACCCATTTGAAAATTGGGATTTGGATTCATACCTGGATTTGGATTCATACCTGGATTTGGGCTTCCATAATTTGGAATTCCTTGAGCAATTCCACCTACCACATCACGACCAATGTCTACTGCTCCACCTACAATATCTCGACCTAATCCAACTGTACCTTGAACTATATCAGACGCAGCACCATATACCCCCCCAGCAGCATCCTTAGTGTATTGTCCTACCCCACTCGCACTATCTTTCACAAATTGACCAGCTCCACTTACAGCATCTTTAGCAATACCAACTGTTCCAGAGACAGTATCTTTTGCCAAATTAACTGTTCCTGAAGCGGTGTCTCTCGCAATATTGGTAGCTCCGCCCGCACCATCACGAACAAAATCATCTACACCAGAACCAAAGTCCCTAGCAAGAGATTTTGTGGTGTCTGAACCGCTTCCACTGCCACTGCCACTGCCACTGCCACTGCCACTGCCACTGCCACTGCCACTGCCACCATTATCTGAATGACTATGAGTACATACGCCAGATGGACAAGCAGGACATTGAGGACAAACGGGTGGAACTACTTCAGTTTTTAAAAGATAATCATTATATGATAAGCCATAAGCATAATCATCATCATCATCATCATCAAAATACCCTCTTCTTCTTCTTCTTCTTCTTCTTCTTCTTCTTCTTCTATCACTATCACTATCACTATCACTATCACTGCCACTATCATTACTTTCTTCTACAATATGTTCAATATTCGAAAGTGTAGGGTTATTGGCTGCTGAAAAGGTTATAAATGCTTTGAACCCACTATGACCAATGCTTTCTTTTTTTGTTACGGTAATCAATATAGCTTTTTTGTCAGTCATGTGTCTCGTTTGAATTGTAAATTCATCCGAATATTCATCATCTGAATCTGTATCAAATTCTAGATTATTACCATTTACACGACTAAAATCACTATGGCCACTTTCTAACATATTCGTCTGAACATCTCTCGATTCAATCTCATTTCCGAAAAAATAAAATGTTTTGATATGCTTCTTTCTTTCTAAATCCATAACGTGAATATAAGTGATATCAGTAAGAGAATCATCCGACTTTGTAACTGGAACATGTATAAATGCGTATTTTACGTCTTGTCCTGTTGGAACTTTTGCTAAATATATAAAAGAAGTTGCGTTTGTAACTACTGTGGGTACTTCGTAATTAGAGGTTACAAACACTTTTGCTTGACGACTTTCTACTGGACCACCTTGTGTATTATAATGTTGAAATGCTCCATCCAATGTAGTTATACCAGCATCACCTAAGTCACTATATGTAGCCAGATAGAATTCCCAGTCGAAATTGTCTATTGTAACAACCGTTTCTGCTGTTACCGCAACCGAAGTTATTGCGGTATGTCTATATTCAACATTATTTCGATTGGTAATACGTATATTGTTAGAAATGTCTAAAGGTTCTATAAAATTCTTTCCGATTGGATCGAAATAAACATTTTCATATAAATTTACTACTTTTTTTTCATTTTGAGAGTAACCTACAACAGTTTCTCCATAACCATCTAAATTTCCAAATCCTTCCTTTTCACTTCCACATCCGCACATAAAACGTTCCCATGTACAGTTACATAAATATGCTATAAGCAATGTGGCTAAAAGTATTATAAAAATTGTAAATCCATTTAATCGATAAGTTGTTGCCATCTAAGTATATCATTACTCCATAAAAAGTTTATAATAAAAATTGAAAAGTTTTTTTTAAAATAATGTAAACACAATATATACAATTATATGTAAAATGGAACAAGTACAAGAACAAGAACAAGAACAAGAGCAGAATTTGATTACTAAAGAAAACATGATTACAACTCCAGAAAAAAAGAAGAAGAAGAGAGTACCTCGTGTACCATTACCAATGTTTTATAATACTGAAAAGTATCAATATGAAATAGGTATAGATGAAGCAGGTAGAGGACCTTTATTTGGAAGATTATATGTTGCGGGTGTAGTTTTGCCTAAAGATGGTAGTATGAATACAAATGACATTTTTGACAGTAAAAAAATGTCAAAACGAGTGATTCATTCCATATATGATTATATTATGGAACATTCGCTCGCATATCATATTACTTATATTGAGGCTTCTGAAATCGATGAAATCAATATTCGTGAAGCAGTTGTAAAAGCGATGCATACTTGCGCTCGTGAAATCATAAAAAAACTAGAATTAAAAATAAATCTACAAAATGATTCTGTCGATAAAGAAAAAGAAACTATTGCTAAAGAAAAATACTTCTTAATGATAGATGGAAATGATTTTCCACCATATTATCACTCTTTCTCCGAAAATGGACCCCCCACAAGAATATCTTATGAAACGATTTGTCAAGGGGATAATAGTTACGCAAATATAGCAGCCGCTTCCATTTTAGCAAAAGTATCTAGAGACAATTACATTCGAGATTTATGTAAAAGGCACCCGGTATTAGTTTCAGTATATAGTATGAATGAGCATATGGGATACGGTACAAAGAAGCATTTAGAAGCAATTAAAACATTTGGTATTACACAATATCATAGAAAAACATATGGCTCTTGTAAAATCGCAGCGTTTAATTATATACAATAGACAATGTATATTCTTTAAACCCTTGATGATTTAAGAAAATGGGACATTTTCAATCTTCACTTGTATAAATATTTATAAATAAATAACTATATAAATAGTTTTTTATTTCATTATTAAGTATGGTAAAAATAGAATCGGGAGAGAAATTTGACTTTAATCATGTACTTATTCGTCCAAAACGTTCCACTATAAATAGTCGATCTTCTGTAACTTTAGAAAGAGAGTTTTCTTTCAAATATTCACCCAAGAAATGGTGTGGAACTCCTATCATATCTGCCAATATGGATACAACTGGAACATTTGGTGTATACGAAGCATTAAGTCAACATCGCATTATTACTGCTATGAATAAATTCTATACAGCAGAAGATTATTTGAATTATCAAAAAAACAACACATTAGACCCTTCCTTATTTATGGTATCTACCGGGATTCATGAACGTGATTTAAAAAATGTACAATCTATCATGAGCCAAATCGAATGCGACTGGATATGTGTAGACATTGCGAATGGTTATATTGAAGCATTAGTCACTTTTTGTCAAGGATTAAGACAATTATTTCCAGACAAAATTATTGTTGCTGGAAATGTAGTCACTAGAGAAATTGTAGAAGAACTCATTTTAAATGGCTATGTAGATATAGTTAAATGTGGTATAGGTCCAGGATCAGCATGTACTACACGAGTCAAAACCGGAGTAGGTATGCCTCAATTATCCGCTGTATTGGAATGTGCGGATGCGGCACACGGGGTAGATGGACATATTATATCCGATGGAGGTATTACATGTCCAGGTGATATGTCAAAGGCATTTGGTGCGGGTGCTGATTTTGTTATGGTAGGAGGTCAATTCGCCGGTCATGATCAAAATCCCGGGGAAGTTATAGAAGAAGATGGGAAACAATACAAAACTTTTTATGGTATGAGTTCCGAAAAAGCACAAACCACTCATTATGGGAAAATGAATTCATATCGTTCTTCTGAAGGAAGAGTATTGAAAATTCCATATAAGGGAGATTTACACAATACTGTTTTGGATTATTTGGGTGGATTGCGAAGCACATGTACATATATTAATGCTCGAACTATAAAACAAATGCCCAAATGTACTACATTTGTTCGGGTAAGTCAGCAAGTGAATAATTTTTTCGGGTAATATTGTAAAAATAATAATTTTTCAAAAAAATGTATGAACATTTATAATTAGAATAACTATAAATGTGTGGTATTTTTGCCATATTAAAATCAAAAAAAATTACAAACATTTATCAGGAAATTATTGATGGTTTAATTCAGTTACAAAATCGTGGTTATGATTCATCTGGTATTTCTTTATTTGATAAAAAGAATAATGTACTCATCCATAAGTACGCAAGTGATCAGAACACGTCTTCTATTGAGAAACTACAAACTATTTCACTTGAAACAGAAAAAGAAATGTGTATGGGTATTGGACATAATCGTTGGGCAACTCATGGTTCTAAAACGGATATTAACGCACATCCACATTGTTCTAACAATACAGAATTCACATTAGTTCATAACGGTATTATCGAAAATTACAAACATCTAAAGACATTTTTAATAGAAAATGGATTTTCATTTTATAGTTCAACAGATACTGAAGTCATTGTGAATTTATTACAATTCTATTATGAAAAAGGCAAAAATATACACGATTCCATCAAAAAAACAATTGATTCTATTCATGGAACATATGGTTTAATTATAGCATGTAAAGACTATCCAAGTCATTTGTTTTGTGTAAGAAATGGAAGTCCCATTATTATTGGAACAAACGAAGATAGCTGTATTGTTACTTCCGAACAAAGTGGTTTTTGTAATAAAGTTCAATCATATATAACTCTGAATAATGACGACATTTGTGAAATTTATATTGAAAAAGAAGAAATTATGGTAAAAACGTCAAATCAATATCACGAAAAAAATGTGAATATACTAGATGAACAATTGACACCCGCACCATACTCTCATTGGACACTAAAAGAAATTTATGAACAACCTTCAAAAATACTTGCCTCTATGAATTTTGGCGGACGTATATTAGATGACTCTACGGTAAAATTAGGTGGTTTGGATAGGTGTATAAATATTTTAAAAGATATAGAAAATATGATATTATTAGGTTGTGGAACTTCGTACCATTCTTGTATGATTGGAAAGGAATTTTTGAAAAAATGTTGTGATTTCAACATGATTCAAATTATGGACGGTAGTGATTTTGAAGCATCTGATATACCTTTACTTGGAAAAACTGCCGTTGTATTTGTGTCTCAATCTGGTGAAACAAGAGATTTGTCCAGATGTTTAGATATAGTGAAATCAACGGGGACAGTGTCTATTGGTATTATAAATGTAGTAGATTCCTTAATCGCAAAAGAAGTAGATTGTGGTATTTATTGTAACTCTGGAAGGGAAAATGGAGTAGCATCTACAAAAGCGTTTACAAATCAGGTAGTTTGTTTTGCCCTTATTGCTATTTGGTTTAGCCAAGTTCAAGATTTACATTACTCTATGAGAAAAGAGTTTATAAAAGATTTACGAAATTTATCATTAGATTTTGAAAATTGTATAAAAAATATCAATACACAAATTGAAAATAGTTTAAATTTGTTAGAAAAGAGCAATAGTTTATTTATTCTTGGGAAACAAACGGATGAAGGTGTTGCGAGAGAGGGGTCATTAAAAATTAAAGAAATATCATACCTTCACAGTGAAGCATATTCGTCCAGTTCTTTAAAACACGGGCCATTTGCGTTATTAGATGAAAATATGCCAGTTATTATACTCAATACTATATTAGAGTTTGAAAATAAAGTATTAAATTGTTATGAAGAAGTAAAATCTAGAGGATCGAAAATTATTTATATTACCAATAAAAAAGAACAAGATAAGGATAATGTTATTATAATACCATACAATAAAACGTTCTCGTCATTACTTGCTGTAATACCTTTACAACTTATAGCATATAATCTTTCTATTCGAAAAGGTATTAATCCAGATAGACCGAAGAATTTAGCAAAAGTAGTTACAGTTGAATAAAAGAACATATTTATTTGTATACACATTAAGTTTATAAAATATTTCATTATTTCTTTTTACATTCATATGTATCTGTATCCAGATACGCAGCAACTTTGTAGAACTTTGGTTGTTGGGATGCTATGGGTGATTTTTTTGATGTTTTGTTTTTCTTTGACGTTTTTGCTTTTTCTTTTGCGTTTTTAATCGTTTTTCCTTTGTTTTTTTGACATTTTCCGGTACTGTCTCGAGTTTCTCCTGGTTTACATTTATTTACACAGCGGTTGCTAATTGGATGAGGTTCTTTGCCTTCTTTGCATTTTTTTTCTGCTATATTATTCACCATATATTGAACTGAACTATCTTCCTCGATTTGAATCACTTTTTTGGATGGTTTAGGCGCAGTAACTCTGTACAATTTGTAGTCTTTCAATAATTCTATGTAAGTGAATTTCAAAGATTCTATATTCGAATCTCTAAGTCCGACAGAACTGCTGACATTCTTCCTTAACTCTGTTGGAGTGAGTTCTTTATAGCCAATAAACGGTGTTAACAAAGCTCTTGTTTTAAATAAAAAGTTTGTAATGCGAATCTCTTTATCTTTATCCACATCTTTTAGTACATTTTTTATTGAACTTATGGAATATTTTTCAAACATTTCTTTCAAACACAGTGCCAAACTATATGAATCCCATGTGGCAATCGTCTTTTTTAAAAAATCTTGATAAACGTCTTCATATCTCATTAGTTTTTTGTCTCGATTCATGTATTTGGCTTCTGGTGGATAATTAAACCATGATGTTCCTTCAGCATGGGTACTTCTCCCACAATTTTCTTTTATTTGCTTAAACGTAGTTAGTTTTCCAAAATCAATCAAAGCGATTTTCCCTGTTTTGGGTGAATACACAATATTATTTGTTTTAATGTCTTGATGTACATATTCGTGCTTTCGCAAAATAATAAGTGCTTCAAACAAATCCTTAATAGATGTTAAAAAAATCTCAAAGTCATTTACAGTAAGTTTGCCTCTAAAATTTTTTTGAAAATCTTTGAGACTAACCCCGCCATTTTCCAATAGTAATGAACTAATATTCTTCGTAGTTGGATTTTTATATACACGATTGACTCTGTCATGTTTACATTGCTTGATTGCTTTATGAAACTTTTCATCATTAACTGGGTTACATTGTTCGGGAAATCGCAATAAATACTTTTTCAACTCCGGTATTTTATCCAATGCTTCGTATTCTTTCATTTCATCTAAAGCATCTTTTTCTCTCATAATTTTGGAAACTCTTTTGCCTGGTTTAATAGATGAATCTGTACATTTCAAAGCGGGTGATACTACACATCCAAATGTTCCTTTTCCTAGAACTACCATATGTATATATATATATTAATAGATTTTTGTTAATATTTAGAATCATCTGGAGAAAAATATATGTATTTGATTATATAGTACTATAGAACATATGGCATTTACTAGATTTCATGATGACCCAGTGCGTATTTCAAAACGTTTAGAGGAATCTACATTTGCTGGACGATACCAGTTAGATCGTCCTGGGCCAGGAGTAGATATGCCTTTTTTCGAAGAACCAGGACAAAGATTACAACAATGGGGAGCAAATCTTCGAACAAATACGATTGCCCTTGAAAGTGATTTACGAGGACTAACTAGACCGCTCACTAGACATGATCATTTAGAAGGAAATGACTATAAAAAACATGCGGTAAATACAAATCCAATGGCAGTTTATTCTATTGCTCAACCATATGTGGAAGATACACGAGCGAGTCATCCTGCATGGATGTATCGAGTTTATGAGCCAGCACGATGGGAAAAGCCTTTCCTAGATCCTCAGGCGAATTTAGAAGTCCCTTTTACGAATAATATCCATAGTCGTGTATTGGAAAAAGATAAAGTCCGATAAATAGTATAATTATATGATTTACTTATCATATTGTTATAAACCCTTTAGGAGAAAATAAGAAGCTGTTATTGATATATTTTTTAAATATTCCATAAAAATATATAAGAAAGGATGGAACTAGCAATTCCCATTATCGCATTAAGTGGATTATATATGGCATCGTCAAATAAGAAAAAAGAAGAAATGAAACAAAAGGAGGGATTTCAAAATAATCTTTCTCCTTTGCCAAATACAAATATTCCTGATAGAAATTATCCAGAAGAGCATGAAGTTGAAGTTGCGGAACTCGATAGAACAGCAAAGCTTTCCACCATAAATAAATACGATACACCTAGTACTTATACAGATAAATATTTTACAGAGAAAGTTTACCCTGAAACCACTGGTGTGAATACATTTACTTCAATGACCGGTGAAAATGTAAACTCAGACTACTTTCAACACAATAATATGACTCCTTTCTTCGGATCAAAAAATAGATCACAAATTCTAGAATATGATTCAGGTGAAGGTATATTAGACAATTATAATGGTTCAGGTACTCAATTTATTAATAAACAAGAGCAATCGCCTATGTTTTCGCCCGGTGAAAATTTACAATATGCTTATGGTGCTCCTAATCAAAACGATTTTTATCAGTCACGTGTGAATCCCAGTATGAGAATGGCAAATGTTAAACCATTTGAGTCTCAACAAGTAGGACCGGGTCTTGGTTTAGGTAGTTCAAATGAAGGTCAAGGTGGTTATAACTCTGGAATGGCAATTCGAGATCAATGGATGCCAAAGAATGTAGATCAACTTCGAACAGATAATAATAAAAGATCATCTGGTATAGGGTTACTCGGTCACGAAGGTCCGGCCATGCACCGTATACAAACGGTTCCTACATCAGACAATATTGGACGTGTAGAGAAAAATAGAGTCGAGAAGACATGGGATATGGGTTATGGTGAGCGTAATTTCACGACAGTTGGTATGGAAACTGCCCCGGCTTCAAGAGCAATACAAATTGATCGTCATGTTAATAGACCCGAAACAACTACATCATATGTAGGTGGTGCGGGTGCACAACCCGAAACCTATACTACTGGTGAATATATGGAATCCAAACATATGGATCTAGGTCACGTTCCATTTGGTATTGCCTCCGCTACCAATAAGCAAAGTGGAAATGACCATGAATATGAAATAAAGGCAAAACACGCTTATCCAAACAATCGAAGTGTTGGTACTCAAGAAACATATTTTGGTGCGTTTAGTAGTGCTATAGGTGCGGTTGTAGCACCATTAATAGATGAATTAAGACCATCTAGAAAAGAAAACACTATAGGTTCTTTACGTCCATATCAAAATCCTCATACAACCGTGTCTAACTCATACATGTTTAACCCAGCAGATCGTGCGAATCCTACTATACGACAGACTACTGAACAAAATAAATATTTACCAGGGGTGAACTCCAATCAACATGGTGGCGCTTATCAAACAACGGATCATCGTGCTCCTAAACAACAAAGAGATTCAACAAGCACTTCTTACATGGGTAATTCTAGTGCGGGTGCGGGTACTAAAGAATTCCGTCCATACGATGCTGAATATAGACAACGAAATAACGAAATAAAATCGTCTACTATTAAAGGGCATATGGTACAAGGTAATTTGAAATTACAGAACGATTATATGAATGTACGCAATAGAGATGGGGAATTAAAAAATACACGTCCATTATCTCACACTACTGTACAAGCGCAATTAGTCGGAGCAGATGGTGTTGGGTTACAACATAGTAAACAAATGTATAATTCCAATGTACAAATTGATCGTAATACACCAGATATGTTAGACGCATTCCACAAGAATCCATATACTCATCCACTTCCAGGATCCAAATAAGAAAGTATTTAGAGAAAAGTTTGAGAGATATTATTTTTTGTGTCTCTAATATATATCATGAAACGACCTGTTCGTCACGAAGATGGATTATACCATGTCAATGGCAAAAAATACAAGACACTTATTGGTTCCTCTCGAAAACAAGTATGGAATGGCACCGCATATAAAACACCGGGTGGTCTTACTAAAGATGACCTATTTCTAAACAAACGTCAACGTATCGTCTCCTTGAAAAAACACAGACTCTCTAAGAAAGAACATAAACAAAATAAACGTTTATTCGCCCAATATACTGCTAAAAAGGGAAAATTCGGAGCAATCAAGAAAAATACCAGAAAGAATCGAAAATAAATATTTCAAAAAAACAAAAATCAAAAACATTTAGGAAAAAATTATAAAAGAATTTTCTGTTATAATTTCCCTTATTTTTAAGATTCTTTTGAACGAATATATTTTTCAAAATAAGATTTACTCACTAAAAAGTTCTTATTAGGTCTTTCTTCTTGACTAGTTCCCATAGTTTGAAAACTACAATAAAATGTATATGCTTCATCTAGGTAAGTCAATATAGAAATATTTTCCGTATGGTTTTCTTTATAAGTGGACAGGGCATTTTCAATATCCAAATCCTTGTCCCATATTAAAGAACGAACATTGTAAACATATTTATTATCACCAATTTCTAGTTCTGGATGAAAATATGAGAGAACATCTAATAACTTTGATTCCGTTAAAAAATACTTTTGTCTTTTTCCATTTACACTTTTCATAGGATTTAGCCATTTTCGGAATAATGTTGCTATTTCTTCTATTTCCAATTCCGAAAAAAATCGGGTATCTTCTATAATGGTCTCTTCCCAGAACTTTAGGAACTTTTTGATCAAAGGAATTTGAGAACTTCCTACATTTTCAAAAATATCCAAATCCGAATTGTATTTTGAAAATAGAAAATCCTCCACAAGAATTTTTTTATACACATTTTGATACAGATTTGAAGGATATTTATGATTCTTTAGGAATAACTTCCATAAATATTGAATCTCAGTTGAAGATAATGACTTATTATTCGCTTCTTTAGTGGAACTATGTTTTTGTAGAAAAAATTCATCTTGTGGAGATGCGGATACACTTAGAGATTCCATATCAGAACTATTTTCATAATTTACTAAATATTCTTTTATAAAATCATTTAGGAATTCTTTTGGTTCTCTTTGTTTGAGAGAAAAAATGTAGGTTTGAAGTTCTGGTTCAGTTAATCCTTCTGAAATATATTCGTCAGAACTTCCATATTTATGAGAATAATGAATCGCTACACATAAAATATCTAACCCTTTTTTTTGAAGAAAAGATTCATACCAAGAAACTTTAGGCATAATTTGCGCAGATGGTACCAATCGACATTCTTCCAAATTCTCCAAATGTTTTTCATGATATTTAAATTTAAAAGTTTGCGCACACTGATTATTCCATAAGTTGACACAGATGTTATTTAGGCATTTTATATAGTTCTTCATTAATGGTGTTAAGTAGTGAATTCTAGTAGGATGTTTTTTCAATATATTGTCTCCTATAATGGAAAGGAAATATTTACATTCAGTTTTTGTAGTACATACTATAGGTCGTAAATGTTCTAATACAGTTTGTATAGTAATTGAATCTGGAATGCTTTTCAAAATATTTCGCTCTTTAATTTTCTTCAAAATGGATACTTTTGTTTTATGTTTCCAGTTCATGAGCATGGGATTACGATTTTCACTTATACTTGATACTATATGATGTAGTATTTCGTCTTCCGTTTTTGTCTTATAAGTAGTTCCATCATAGTAATAATAACTTTCATTCGCATTATAATAATAATATCTATTTTGTTCTAAAAATGAGAGTATAAATCGTTCTTGTTCGGCACTATGATCTTCATTTCTTTGTATATTTTTTTCTCGGTTATGTTTTATATTTTCTAGTAATGTTGGTAATTGTTGAGATATATAGTGGTGTATTTTGGAGGTCATATATAAATCTTCTTCGTATTTTTCGTACATCTTTTGTACCGCATCACATGATAAGTGTATTAAACGGTCGTTTGATTGCGTATTTTGAGATTTTGTATCTAACGTTTCTTCGTCGAATTGAAACATTTATAGTAAAAGGTTTATTAATGAACAAATAAACCTTCTTTATATTGATTATGAGTATTGTTTATTTATGGAGCGGGTTGATTTATGATTGTTTTCCAATATGATATCTTTTCAATAGCCTCTTTTTCTAGTTTTTTTGAGAGTAATTTTGAATAAGGTGTTATGAAAAGATCATCATCATTATGTCTCAATACACGTGTCTCAAATAAATCGAATGCGTTACCTAAACTTACATTGAAATCTTCATTGATATTATTCATATTGTATATTATAGATCTGTCTATATCATACGCACTCAATAAATCGGCTTCTCTTACTATATGATATGCCATTTCATATTTTCCCAAATAAGGGTATCCATTTGTTCTCACTTTTGAGTAAGACATTGTAGATATAATTTTTTCTACGATGGCGATATCTTCTGATATGAGAGAAGTTTTTGTAGTCAAATATTTATGTATATTTTGTATCCCTTGATATTCGTCCATATATTTTTTGTCACATAAATCATGTATTAGTGCGGAAGTGTAAATAATATCTCTCTGTCTGTTTAGATATGGCCTAGAAGTAATTTCGCTTTCTAAAATATTATGTGAATGATGTAAAACATTCAACGCATGTGATAATCCATGTGATTCATCAATGTGAAGTTGTTTTACAGTAAGTACCGCAAAATTTATTAATTTTGGTATTAAAATCATATTTATGGTAACAATGGTAATAGTATAAATAATCAGTTTATATAAATTTAAATATATAACTTGTATAAACAAAACTACAAATTATAAATATGAATAGCTTTTATATATTGTTACATAATGATATCTTACAAGATACAGGTAAATTGTTTAAATATTTTGAAAGTTGTTTTCCATTTGTCCCCGCAACTTCATATTTGCCTATAATGAACTCCATTAAAATGAGAAATTATGATCTCACTTCCATTTTTGTATATCAACATTTATACAAGTTTATTGAATGGTATCAAAATGAGAGATGTAAAACCTTTAATGTATTGGATATTTACAAAAAAAAAATGAGACTTATGTTTGAAATACAAGATAATATGCTTATATCAGAAGAAACAAAAACAGCAGTGATGAAACGTTATGAAAAAGTACAAAGACAATATATGGCTTTTTGTAGATTGGCATATTTATGGAAGCTGAAAAAGTCTCGATATTCTGTAACAACTGATTTATATTTAAATGAAATAGACGAATCAAATTCAATGACGTGTCTTATATATCAAAATAAAACCAAATTTTTATTTCACATACCCGATTTATTGAAAATAATAAATAAGGCTTTATTTCATGATTGGATATTGGATTTTATAGTAAAAAGTAATTATCCAATGAATCCATATAATAAACAAATATTTACCGAAAGTAATTTGTACAATATTTATTTTCATATACGTATGAAAACCAGTATATCTATTCCAACTTTACTTCATTTATGGTTTTTAGAAAATTTCGATTTTCCATGTTTTGTTGTAAAACATGTTCAAACTATACGAAGATATTGTATTAGACATTTTGTAAACATTGTAACATCTTCCAATACAATGGTATATGATGATATATGTACTATGTTACGTGAAAATAGATATAGTAGACGATGGAAAATTCATCCAAAATTTCCAAAAGATGTATTAGTTGATAAATTAAGACATGTATTATACAAGTATTATCTTATAACCTATTACGCAGTTGGCGCAGAGGAATCGGTATTATTAGAAACTGAAATATGGAGCACATTGACTCATTTATACAATAAGAATCCGCATTTTGGAAGTCAAATTAAAATTGTCAATAAAGGATTTAAGCCTAGCTCATTTTCTTTCAAAACTACTCATCATACAGATATTTCTGGCGGGACTTTTATATTTGGCTCAACGAATAATGAAAGTTCTCAACAAAATGGAATAATAAACGATACTACTGAAGAAAATAAAGATTCTGAATCTGAATCTGAATCTGATTCTCAGTCGGATAATTCATCTTTGGTAAATAGTTATATTCGCCCATACGCAACAAAAACTCATTCCGATGATGAAAATGATGATATTATATTTGAATATAACATAGATTTATAATTTTATCTCAAATTACTAATAAATATTGAATACAGGGATTTATGAAAATATTTAGGAAGATTCGCATAAGATTATCTATCATATAATATATAATGAACAAACCAACAAAAACTCAACGTGTTATGTATCGAAAACATGGAAAGCGTTCTCTTTGCAGAGGAAAGAGTGTAAAGAAACCCAATAAATGTAAAAAGGTAAGAGGATGTAAAGTCGCATCAGGAACGAAAAGAGTTTATTGCCGAAAAGCAAATGCTACTAGATACTCAAAACGGTAATCATGTATTATTTTTTGTATTATATAAAAAACCATACTTATAGTTCATTTCGAACTTCCATTAAACTAATATCTACAATTGGTGCTTTATTTCGTTGAAATATAATCAACTTTGCCATATTTGTGGCCTTTATTAACCGTCCAAATTCCGTATCTTTTTTAAATTTTTCTCTAAGTGCTTCTTTACGATGAACTTCCAATACAGACGGATCTAAAGGTTCTTTTTCTTTTGCGATTTGATGATATTTACCGATTTTAGTTCCTTTTTTCACCAATGAATCACGTGCTTTTTGAATATCCTTGCTAATAGCGGATTTTGAATCGTCAGAAAATTCTTCATATAAAGCAGGATGTGATTCTTTATAAGGTATGGCTAATGTAAAGTGCTCTACAGAATTCCATCGCTTTTTGTCTGTATTATGCATATTAAAAGGAGTTTCTGCCCAAGAATCGTGTAATTTTCGTCTCCATTGATCGATTCCATTTAAAACAGAAAATTCATTACGACGTTTTATAGATACTGTATCGGCATCTACCACTCCTGCTTTTTTTTTCACATCACTTTTTGAATGAAATGAGAGAACAATACTCGGGTCAAATAATGCGCTTTGTTCTGAATCGTATTTTTCATCGGTTTGTGTACTTTCTGGCAATCCAGCGTCTATACGAAATTGACGGAAATCATTCATTTTTGCGTAATAACTATTTTCATTTCGTTCAATACATGCTCGAACTACTTTAATTTTCATATCATGAGGCACTTCTGGAAATTTGAAAATCTTTTTGTCTTTATAGGAAATCAATTCATAATGATTATTATTTGTGCGACCTAAAAGTATGTAATACTTAGGAGAATAGTCATCATACTTTTCCATTTCGTCGTTTTGTTGAGTACAACGAATGACAGAATCTACATCGTCCGTTTCTTCTAAAATAATGAATTTTACTGATAATAATAATTCCATCGTAGATATTGTCCATGAATCTCCCCAGAATTCGGATGTATTTACAAAAGTACGAAACTCATCCAATGATTGAATATGTTTCATAAATCCAAATTCGGCTAAAAGTTCTTTAGACCCCCCTTCTGTAAGTTTTTCTCTCAAATAATCCTGTTTTACTTTTACCGCTTCATTTATTATTTCTTTTTGTTGATCAACATCCTTTGTACGGACACTTTGTTTCTTTAACTCTGAATTTGCTTCTTGAAGACGATGTAACTCTTCTTCCGTTGTCTTTAATTCAAACGCAATACCATCGTATATATTTTTATAATTATCATATAATGCGGGTGTCACCTCTTGTGATAAATATTTTCGAAGTTTCGATACAGTTGTCTTGTACCCGATTTGAGAGAAAGCATCTCGTATAGCAATAAAAAAACAATCTCCACTTCCATCATTAGAATGAATTTTATATTCTTTATTGTTCATAAATCGGACAACCCAATTGTCTTGTAGAGATTTATTGGCTTTATATGTTTGGCGCATTTTTTTAGCATCATCTTCTGTCTCAGTTGGCCATGAAGACAATGTTGGTAATGGATCGTCTAAAATAAATAACTTTTCATAAGTCATCTTTTCATCTGATGTCATGTTAGAACCATCTTCGTTATTGTCACTGTCGACTTTTGCTGCGGGTGTAGAGGAAGGTATATTAAAAGCATCATCTTCCTCTTCCTCTTCCTCTTCCTTTTGTATTTGATCTTTGTTCTCATTTTTATTTGTATCATCTTGCTCTTCAGATGGTTCATTTTCTTCAGATGGTACAGAAGAAATAACAGATTCTTTTGTTCCATATTTTTCTAAATATTCTGATGTTGCGAATGAAAAGAGAAGTGGTTCTCCCAACTTATTGAGATCTATATCACCATCATCATCCACTATAGAAATTACTTTTTCCTGTTCTACTTCAAATACACCTATTTTCGCTTTGATTCTCATTTTCGAACTGATTAAATATATGGGATAATAAATACAACCTATATTACTATGTTCTGTTCTCATATTACCTAAAGCGATGACATACTCATTGTCATATAATTCAATCACATATAAAGCGGATTCATGTGTCTTGTCCTTTTCATCCAATTGCTTTTTTTCTTCATAACGAATTTCTAAATGATCAAATAAACGAGAAGAAACCATTATATAGTGAAAGGTATAATTTATTTAGTTTGTTTCTAATAAAAATATACATTTATTTTATATTATGTCATTGGCTACATTAAAGAAAAAAACACAACACAAATATAGAAATAATACCGGTAAACAATCACAATTTTCCATAAATGGCACACACCGTAATCAAGGATATATAGGACAAACATCATTGTCTCGTCATATTATTAATACACCTCATTATGGACCGGATCCCCAAGGACATGGTACTTGCTGTGGAAGTTATAACGTGAATGTAGTTACCCCTTCTAGTGCTTGTAGCACAGAAAACAATGAAACTGTCAAATCATCTGTTTTAGGAACAAAAGGCATGCTAGCAAAAAGAACCGCTTGGTCACGACGTCCAGCACCGTTTGCGTCTGTAACATCTAGTGTATGGTTAAACCAAAAAAGTAGTTCCGATTACATGACATATAAACGAAAACAAGCATTGAAATCATGTGAGATGTCATCCGACGATTCATCTTTAGGAAAAGAATCTTTAGCAAAATGTGAAAGTATTGGAATAAAAACAAAATGTTCCACTACATTCAAGGAAAATGGAGATATACATACATCCATGTCTCAAGGTGATTATATATTTAAAATTACAGATAAATGTGGTAAATTAGATGAAGAATACATCAGACATGATCAAAATATCAACGGCAAACCAATTCCAACCTGTTAATTACGGCGAGCGAAGCGAGCCTTATTCGTGCCAACTATATTTGTTGGTATGAATGATTATTTATATAAACAACTATCACAATAGAATCATTTTTGTATATTTCCCAGTTTTTTCTGGTTCGTAAGAAGAAACCTACAATTCGGGCAAGTGTACTAACTGAGATTTATTTTCATTGTAAAACCGAATAGCATATTGAATTCCTTCTTCGATCAATCGTTTACGTTCACTTTTAGATTGAAATGATTCTAAAATTTTGAAAATCTGTGTATCACAATATACACCTATGTGATTTTGAAAATTTTTTTCTTCTGTAGAACGGTTATGTTTTATATACGTCCACATTTTAAATATAAAAGAATTCATATATTCGAAAAGACGATATTTTGAATTTGAATAGGGAGACGCAGTTCTCAGATCTTTATTAGATCTTTCTGTATTATGATAAACACCAAATATAGTATCTAGATCTTTATTTTCTTCCATACATTGCTTTAATGGATAATTTTTCAACACTCCGCCGTCTATATAATATTTGCCTTCATGAAAAAAAGGGTCGAACAGTAATGGTAAACAACAAGAGGCATAAATGGTATCTATTAATTTCCATTTCGGATGGGTTTTATGTGAGATATCAATCAAATCCAATTCACTATATTCCGTGACATAAAAGTGGATATCTATATGGTTATACTCATAAAATTCTTCTAATGTAATATCTACAGTCAAATCTTTTCCTAATAAAAGAGGTTTCACTGTTTCTTGTATTAAATCAATCCCAAATAATCCCCCTTCTTGAATCGCACGCACTATACTATTAAAATCAACTTTATATAATAAATTCCATGGACGTTCAATAAAGTAAGTTTCAAATTCTTCTATAGAGTATTTAAGACCAAACCCAATAGCTAATAAAGTCCCAGCAGAAGTACAATATATAGATTTAATTTTATCCATTTCTATTTTTTTGTTTTCAAACATTTTTTTGAAGATTCCTATGTATATAAAGCCAATATTTGCCCCCCCTGATATCACAAGATGTTCAATCATAATGTTTATAGTTCCCTATAGTTTTTCTTTTGTATTATTTTTTCATATTATCTGAATATTTAGGATGTTTTCGATGTATGGATCAATTCATTCAATAATTTATTAGACATGTAAGTACCGAATATGAACCACATCGCACTTATTTGTCGTGAACCATGATATATAATCCAACTAAGTCCCTGACAATAAGGGGAAGATACAAATATCATAGAATATAATAAATCCATCCACGTTGAACCTACACAATGACGTATATAAATTTGAGCAGCGGCAAAATGTAACAATGTCCAAATAATATAGGCGGAACATGCGCTTGTTACAAATATAGCGGTTGTAAGTAAACTATCATAAAAAGAAGACATTGTCTGAATAGTGAAAAATATATAAAAGTTGATGGGCGGTTTTATTTATTTAGAATTCAATTTTTCGTTTAGGGAAGAAATAAAAAATTGAAAATATATGTATATACACCGATGTCGTGTTTTTTATTTGCGGACGACGATGAAACCACTGGTAAAGTTAATATAGACGAATTATATGAAAATAAAAAAATCCGTGATCGGAAACAATTGACCATATTTAACAAAATATTAAATCGCATTCAGAATCGTATACGTATTACTGGTCGAAATAAACGAGGTGATAAACATATATGGTTTACCGTACCAGAATATATATTCGGTGAATCTTTATATGATCAAGGAGACTGTATAGCATATATAGTAGTAAAATTACAAGAAAATGGATTTTTAGTGAAATATATTCATCCAAATACGATATTTGTGTCTTGGTCAAATTGGGTACCACAATATGTTCGAAGCGAATTCAAGAAAAAAACTGGGAAAATAATGAATGAAAAGGGAGAAATTACAAATCCACATATAGAAGAAGATGATGTAGGTAAAGATGACCCAAATTATGGATTATTCAATCAAGGTACTGGGAATAACGCAACTATAAAAAAGGACGGACGGCAATATATGCCTATCGATAAATATAAACCGACAGGTAGATTTGTTTACAACCCAGATATATTGGAAAAGATCGAGAAGAAAGTTGGATTTTAATATGAAAATTTGAAATATTTATAAAGTATTATTACATAAATTGTTTTATATTTTTAGAATAAACATGTAGATTATATATACATACTGTTATCTTTATATATTTCTTTTTTAAAATTGAATAAAAAAGAAATGTAAACTTATTCATATCAGTACATTTGTAATAACTATATAATATAGAGATATAATGGATCTAATACCAACCCTGTTATACTGTTCATTTTATGGTTCATTTGAAGAATTCATAAATTATAGTAATACTTCTTTTAGTTTTACTACATGTAATTCTATTAAAAAGTTATTACAAAAAGATAATGTATTTAACAAAGAAGTTGATACATTAGATAATATGTTATGGCGTTGCTATTGTTTTAAGTTACTAGATTGGTACGAAAAAAAAAAATGTATGTACGCAATTGTTAAAAATTATCGTAAAATGAAATTCAAAATGTTTTTCGATGCCATAAATAACGGGATTTATGGAGAAGAAACAAAACAACGATTCTTGAATACCTTTATGAAATTCCAAAAAACACAAATGGCATTCAATCGTATTGCTTATTTATGGAAATATAAACACGCTACTACATCGGTTACCACAGATCTGTATTTAAATACTATAGATCCTACCAAAGACAGTACGTTTGTGTTATATCAAAATAATAAAAAATTTAATTTTAGAATCTCAGAACTGATACATATTTTTGGACTGGCATTATATGGGAAATTTGAGTATCACTTTGACGTTATTTCAGAGCCCCCAACAAACCCTTACAATAAGATGAAGTTTGAAATACACAATTTGTATAATATCTATTTTCATATTGCGTTCCATACAAAAATGAATATGCCAACTATAATTCATTTATGGTTCAAAGAAAATTTTAATTGTTCATTATTGAATTTAAAACACCAGTCGGTTTTACAAAAATTATGTGTACAAAACTTTGTCAATAATTTAGAGTATACATCAGAAAAAGTACATGAACATATGAATGATATCATTAAAACAAATAGATATTTGTGTAAATGGAATATTGATCCAATGTTTCCCAAAAAAAAATTATTAGAAAAATTAAAGCCGTGTATGTTTTATTATTATATGGTCGAATTTGTAAATTGTTCTTTAGACGAAACCACCCATTATAAAATTAAGTTAAGTAATAAACTTCAAAAAATGTATTTACAAGACCCAACATATGGAACTATTCAAAAAAATACATTTGATGATAAAAAATATTCATTTAAGTTTGATCCTACATTAATTAATAAAAGCACATTTATATTTGGGGCAAAAACATCAAATACACTCGCAAAATCCAAAAAATGTAATAGAAAAGAAAATCGAACCAGTAAAGCAAGAAGTGCGAAAGAAGTCGCCAAAAATAGGTCACATAGAGAAGGTGCCTCAAACTCGAAATATAAAAGAAATAATTGTACTTATGAGGATGTAGAAAGAAATGAAGCATATATAGAAATAATAAATTTGCGTAGACAAGGTATTACTGTTGATGATACAATACGTATGGGATTAGGCTTTATTAACAATAATATACAAGAACAAGATCAAGAATATTTTCATATTACTATAGGAAGTTTGTTCGAATAAAATTATGAAGACGTTATTACAATCTTAAGTTTATTAAACGACATTTTTATCACATATTCTTTCTATATCTTTATCGGCGATCCCCTTTGTACCTTTTAATAATTTTGCTAAATCTTTTGGTGTTTGTTCTATACCTTCTATTTTAATTTTTTCCATTTTCTTCTGTATTTCATTTGAAAAATCATTATGTTGAAAAACATGTTCATTTAACTTTTCAGTTAATGGGTTTAGATATCCTTTCAGATTTTTCTCTAAACTACATATAATAAGAGAGCGTAGATTTTTTTTGAATGGTTCACTGTCAATTAACTTAGTTTTTGCGTCATCAATGTTGACTCGAACTTGTTCCATCATTTGTTCCGGTTTTTGTAATGCCCATTGATACATTCTTGTGTTATTATTCAAAGCATCTACTATAGGATTAATTAATGGTTGGAACGTCTCTGGCTCAAAACCACCTACTATTTTCTTGGATTTGTTTTTGAGAGATGACCTTTTTTTATTTTTACCTTTTCTTCTTTTCGTTCCACCTGATTTACGCTCAAATGCTTTAATCCCAAAAAATTCTGGAATCCGTCTTAAAATACTGCTTTGAGATAATTGTAATTGTGGATCTAAATTCTTTTCATCTTTCGAAGAATCTACAGTATTACTCGGTGCGTTACATAAATTTGTTAAATCTTCTTTTTTAATAATAATTCCATTCGCTTTAGAAATAAATTTTGGATCTAGACGCACATTACCATTACAATATTCTATAATGTGCTTATGTATATTTTCTTTTAAAATGTCTTGTTTCAATTGTTCTGAAAACTTTTCTATTAATAATTTGCTAATAGACTGTATTGAATAATCTTTTATTAGTTTTATTACGTCCATTTTCATATCATTTAAATTACTTACTGCCTCAGAAGAAATCATAGTATAATATTTTATGATAAATTATTATATTTATTCTTTTTTTATACCAGTGAAGATTTGAAATGGGACGCCCTTTTGGGCGTCGTTTCAAATCGTTACTGGTATCTGACTCTTAAAGATTGAAAATTTCCCATTTTAAATCTTCAAGGGTTTAAAGACGATTCATCTTCTAAAACTACATGAACATTTTTTAATGTTTCTTTCATCTTTTCTTTATTGAAGTCTACACTTACTTTACTTGTTAATTCTTTAATCGTAATATTTTCAATAGATTCTACAATTTCTGCCATTTTACTCATAATATTTTGTTCTTTACTGCTACATATGTCAGTAATTGCTTTGTTCAAACTTTCTTCATTAAAACAATCGAGTAAAGTATTCACAATAATATCGTCTGATTTCATTTGATTTAAAAAGATAGTCATTACGCTTTTTTGTTTATCATATGGTTCGATCAATGATTTTTTATCCGATTCACCTAAATCATCTAAATCTAAAGTGTGTGAATAAAGTATACTTTCTTTTATTTCTTGATAATATTTGTCTTTACCCCAATTGATGCCATCCATCGCATGTGTATATGTATTCAAAATAACATTTCTAAAATCTTTTTCAAAATCTGGTGTATTGATAGCAGTTTTACATATTTCACTAACGGCTTCTTCCATCAGTATAGCCACCGTTTTTGCGAAAGCATTGAAGTATTGAAATGGATATGGTTCCATTGTTTTCGCACTATTAGGTCCCATTGTAGTTTTTATAAAATTATCTAGATTGTTTCTTTCAACATTCGGTACTTCTGTTATAAATGGTGATTCCGATTTATAATTACAATTCGTATCTCCCCCTATTATTTTTTTACCTAAACGACCTTTACGGCGACGTCGTGTTATATTTTTTTTATTATGAAAATTACGGTTTTTATTTGTACCTTTATTTGTCATATGATATACCCTATAAAATTCACTTATAAATAAAATTGAAAATAATTATTCAAATAAGTTTAATACAGATATTATATTTTCTTATTTCAACTTATTATGATGGAAGAAGTACAAAAGTTACATATAACACCGCAGTCTAAAACACAAAAGGTTCGTCGGAATTTGAATTTACAAGAAAAAGCAAGATTATGGGCAATATTAGATGAAGAAAAAGAAACAAGTAAACAAGATACTTTAGAAAAAATATATACAATTGAAGAAACCGAGTTTTGTACGAAATGCAATCAATTGTTGGTATATTCTGAAGAAGGATTCCCTTGTTGTCGTAACAAAAATTGTGGTTTTATGAGTCAATATACTTTAGATTATTCACCTGAATGGCGTTATTTTGTAAACGATCAAAAAGCAAATAATCCAAATACAAGTCGGTGCGGAAATCCAATAGATCCTCTTCTAGAAGAATCATCATATGCCTGTAAAATATTTTGTTCAAATGGTTCATCCAATGAAATGAAAAATTTACGTCGATGGAGTAAGTGGCATTCTATGCCTCATAAAGAAAAAATGCTTCATGAGGAATTCCAACTTATTGGTACATACGCAACAAATTCGGGAATCCCTAAAATATTTATTGATCACGCTAAAGTGATTTACAAAGATTTGTATGAACAAAAGAATTTTAGAGGAATGAAACGAGACGCAATTCGAGCGGCTTGTATATGGATTGCGTGTTGGCAAAACGGATGTCCAAGAACCCCAAACGAGATTGCTGATGTGTTTCATATTGATCGTAATAGTGCTTCTTTAGGATGTTCCTCCGCAGAACAATTATTACAAAGCCATGAACGTACAATGGATCCAGAAGATAAATTACAATTATGTGCTCTTACACCTTCTTCTTTTATTGATCGGTTTTCTAGTAAGTTAGAGTTGAGTCAGGAACAAGCATTATTAGCAAAATTCGTAGCAGCTCAAGTTGAAAAACGACAATTGATACCAGATAATAGACCACAAGCAATAGCAGCAGGTATTTTATACCTAATTTCTATTCATTGTCATTTAGGGTATTCAAAGGGGGACATAAAAAGTAGATTAGGCGACGAAGCGAGTGAAGTTACTATAAATAAATGCTTCAAAAAACTGAATGAGATGCATAAAGAAATACTACCATCATGGGTACATAAAAAATATAAAAAGACAGATGTGAAAAAAATATGAAAACAATGTACTATCTCATTATATATAATAAAAAATATGTCAACGGTTCCATCTGTCATATTTATAGTCCCATACAGAAATCGAGAAGTTCAAAAATCTTTTTTTTTGAGAAATATGAAATATATTTTAGAAGATGTAACAGATACATGTGAAATTTATTTTGCGCACCAAAATGATAATAGAAATTTTAACAGAGGAGCTATGAAAAATATTGGATTTTTAGCAATGAAACAAAAATATCCGGATCATTACAAAACGATCACTTTTGTATTTAACGATGTAGATACTAGTCCAGTTGAAAAGAATATTATAAAGTACAAAACTATAAAAGGGACTATAAAACATTTTTATGGATTCAAACATGCTTTAGGAGGAATTGTATCAATTACTGGTAATGATTTCGAAATGATAAATGGTTTTCCAAATTTATGGGGTTGGGGATTTGAAGACAACGAATTAAATAAACGAGCATTACAACATGGTTTAAATATTGATAGATCTACGTTTTTTCCACTTTTAAATGAAAATATAATACAAATACAAGGATCACTTTTAAGAGATGTTAATAAAGAGGAAATAGAAAAATATAAGAGAAAACAAATAGATGGCATGGGACATATTCATAATGTAGAATTTAAGATTGAAAAGAATATGGTTCATGTAAATAAGTTTTCTACTGGGTTTAATCAAAATGAAAAAAGAAATTATAATCATGATTTACGTGATGGGAATATTAATTCGAATCAACGTGGATCTATGGGTATGAAGTTTTTTCATAAATCACGATAAAATACATTTATATCAATGGTTTTGCTTCCAACCATTTATATGTAATACCAAACTCTTCATTTGTTTCCCATATACCTGATATTTTCAGAATAAAACGGAAATGGTCTAATGAAGAAGGTGGTTTTTCAAATATACGAAATTTCCCTTTTTGTAAATGTTTATATAGTGTCATATTGGAATTCTTTCTATGGGTTGTAAAATTTGCGTAATGTAACAATATTTGCGTTTCGAGTTTAAAAATAGATTGCAAAATAGATGAGTTTTGTATATTGTTTATATCAAAATGAACATAGTATTTGTCTTTACAGTTTTCGATATAGCTATGTTGTATAGGAAAATGAAAATATAATCCATTCATTGTAAAATTCATATGAGTGTATATTACTTTCGTAAAATACCCATCTAATAAGAGATTTTTCTGCGTATCTAAAAAATAAAAATATTGAGAATTATAATTTAATAGATCGAGTACTAATACATTCATTCTTTATTACAAATAATATAAGTATTCTATTTATTTAGATTTACTAACATTTTTTTTAATCTATATATTGTATAATAATGAAATCGAGTCGTGAAGGAACTTTAGGTTTAAAATCCAGGGTAAATTTCCAATGGAAAGGTCGAACCTTCTCTCAAATAACATCTATTTTACAAAAGAATGATCGCAATAACCATACTGTTAAATCAAAGAAAACGTTTTTTAAAGCATTGCCAAATACCGGTTATCGTAGAGAAATTATTACAAATATTAACAATACAAAAAATATTCATTCTTCTATATCTTTGTTAATGGATACACCCGGATCAACTATTGTCAATGGCAATTGTTCAGAATGTATTGGAAATCCAAATACTTTAGAAATTCAACAAGACAATAATGATGGCGCACGTCCATGTAGTGCGTGTGATGTATCTCTTACAGAAGGCAATCCTGAATATAAAAATAGTAAATATTTACATTCTTTGTCTCAACAAGATAACGCAAGACGTCGTGTACGAAGTAGTGGTATGGCAAAACCACGTTATGATATCAATAAAAATGGGCGACTTGAATCATTTATGTCGTCAAAACAATATATGCATAGTCGAAACAAAACATTTAGTCAAAATCAATTTAATAATATTCGTATTGGTGATTCTTCCGTTACAGCAGGACATTCAAATACACTCGATAATAAGTATGCTTCAAATACAATTCAACATTGTGATGGGAATTCTGATTCTATGACGAAATATGTACCAATATATTATAAACCGAGTAATTCGAAATTCGCACACCAAGGTAGTGTAGATTCGAGTGCTAGATTGCTTCGATTGAAATACGATACAATTACAAAAACTGGTAATAGAATGAGAGAAGCATATGGTACCCATACAGCAAACGCACTGGCTTATGGTGTACCTGAAAATGGATACACGATAAAAGATAAGATCGGGTATCCCAATATTTGTTCTCCAAAATTCCCTAAAGGGTATAGTTGTAAGTAAAATTAGGAAGGAATTTGCTGTAATAGTTGTTCTTTTGTAAGAGAGGGTACTACCATTTTTGACTGGAGTTCTTCTCGTGTTAAATAATTCGCTTTTAAATCGCTTAAACCTTTGTATTCCATAGAAGAAGTTTCTGGGATGGATTCATTTCGTGATTTATAACCAACATCATTCAATGCGTCTTGGAACATCTTTTGTCTAAGATCATTTGCGTTAGTGGTCATAAACTTTCGGTATTGCCAGTTTGATTGAATGTTATTTTCACGTATAATATTATTGTTAATTTCCGCACCTGGTTGCCAAGACGCATGAATATTCCGTCCATCTGTGGTAAGAGGTGGAAATTTATTATACTGATTATTTGTTTGATAGCCATCATTGGGTACATGTATTTGTGGATACGCTTTATCTAAAGTGGATCCTTGCGCACTTTTCAAGTATTGAAACATTATATACTTATTTAATGGATTTTATTACTCCATTAAATAAATTCCTAAACATCTTTATTCTAAATCTTTAGCAATTATTTCTTCATTGTCCATTATCAATTGAATTAATTCTGTTTTTTTCATTTTTGTTGGATCAGTAGATAGTCCATCACGAATAACAATGGTTTTAAGCATTTGAATATTCATCTTTTGTAATTTTTTTCTACTTTGCTTTTGCATTGATGTGGTATTCTCCGTAATTTGAGAACTTATCTCATCTTCTACTAAAGGTTCAGTTTCTTCTAGCTTTGTTACATGTATCGTATCTATCACTGGTTCGTTATTATCATCAAATTGTGTACTCGTTTTTATAGCCGTTGTATTATTCTCAAATTCTTCCAATTCTTCGACCTGTGAATGTGTATTTTCATTTTCTTCTAAATTATCATTACCATTTAGGCTTTCTACATCATCTAATTCACCATTTTCAAAGTTATTTACATCTATTCTTTGCGTGTACATTAACACTGGATCAATACCGTACACTGGATCAATATTTCCTAAAGTAGTAGGATCTGTTTTGTCAATTAAGTTTTTTAAAAATTCATCCAAAGTGGGTGTTTTGTAGTTGGGGTCATGTGTTGGTTCTTTTGTATCATCTTTAGGAATATTGGGTAAAGTTGTTTCATATTTTTCTATTTGTTTTACCATCGTTTTACAAATATCTCCTAAAGTTTCATTCTTTTTCTCTAAAACATCTAAACGTTTCTTGAAATGGTAGAACATTAGTAAAACCATAATAAATGAAATACCGAAACATAAGAATAGAACGCTTTCTAATAACGAAAACAAATTCATCATTTTATGTATTTTTGGATTTTTAATTATGTATACAAACGTATGTTCTTTAACCACATTTAAGAATTAATTAAATAATTTATTTCAATTCATATTTTATAGATAGTTCATGAATATTTTAGAAGAAATACCTAAATCAAAGTCGGAGTCCATTTTATCTTCATTACCTTCTAAATCTATTTCTTCCTCTAAAGATATAACAAGTTCCCAGACAAACTTTAACAATGAACCAGTAGCTTCTGTAAGTGATCATTTTAGTGTATTTGATCTTCGTACATTGATCATCATATTTTTATTGTTTTTAATTTTTTTAACTTACTTTGGTATCAATGTATTGAAAATTTTTGGAGAAGCTATGCAAAAAGGTGTAGATTTATTATCTCCTGCGTTTACTCAATTACTAGATATGATTGGTTATTCTTCTGGTAGTGCTTTGAATACCGCCGCAGAACTTACTTCTGATGTTACCAAAGAAAGTGTAGATATCGCAGAAGGCGCTATAAAAAATGTGGGAAATATTCTAATAGGTGACGAAGCAGTTGGACATAAAAAATATAAGAATGTATTGAATGAACCATCCCCTGATGTACCAGAGGATAATATACAAAAATCTCTTACTGCTTCAAAGACGAAATGGTGTTTGATTGGAGAATACAAAAATAAGAGAGGATGTGTAGATATATCTGAGAGTGATAAATGCCTTTCCGGACAAGTATTTCCAAATGAAGAAATGTGTTTAAACCCAACACTACAATCACAAAACTAACTTTGTCAAAAATTATAATTATGTATAAATTTTGACGTTTTATTCGGGGTTTTCCGCATAAATTATTTCGTTGAAACGATAATTATATAAAGGTACATTATTGTCTAATCTTAAATAAATCGGTTTTCCAGGAACATCAGAATTAGAGGACAATTGTGGGGTGTTTGAACAGTCGTTTACTCGACGATTTCCTCGATTTCCTCTTATAATACCACTAAATGTTTCCGAACGTGTAGGACGATTTATTTTATTACTCGCTTTCGTATTCGCATATTTTAATATCTCTACTTTTCTTCTCATATCTAATTCTTCTTTTGTAAAATTTCGAGTTTCATTGGTATATGGGGATATTGGTGTAAAACGTGTAGGTGGGGTTGGATTTGTCATTCTTAATTTTCTTAATGCGCAATATGAATCACCCATAGATTTTCTATATTGTATATTTGGAAATTACTATTTCTCTCAATATTTATCTGAATACCACATGTTGGATAAATAACTATAAGTACCCGTTTTCGCTCTAGAATCTATTGACAAATCACTCGGTCTTGTATTAGGACCAAACATAACTACATTATTAATTTCAAATACATTCATCGCATATGAATAATACCGCAAATCTGCTAATTTCCCTGGAAATCCAGTATTACCACAAACTGTCACATCATTAAAATTTTGTTTTGGGGCATTTAACATATTATGTCTTTTTGCTATAGTTCCATTTACATATACATCTAATAATGTGTTTTGTAATCTGACTGCTACGTGAACCCATTTACGAATTGGAATAGACTCTACCGTAATTCTATCTCTTCCATTATTGTTTCCAGTTGTCTCTTGTCCACCATTATGATCCATCATTAGTACTAAATTATATTGAGTATTATCCGCACTATCCGCTGTATCTATTTTTTCTACATATAGACCTGGTCCGTTCATTAAATTGAGTCCAGTGGTAGCATCAAAATTTTCATTGCCTTTTACAAATATATTTTGGGGTGTACTAGCAGTACTGGCTGTATTTAAGAATAACCATACGGACCATGTAAATTCAACACCTCGGTGACGATCATTTGATTTTAAAACGGGTGCTGACTCCAGATTAGAAGGATCCTGAGGAACAATCACTTTATCATTACCATTCAATGCGCCTTTGATAATATATGGATTACTAGATGGTGTTAAGAAATATCCGAGTATAGAAATCATTATTTTTAAAACAATCATGAATATAATCACTACTAATAGAATAAATGAAAATTTCGCTAACAATGAGTTGGAAGTCAAAAAATCATTACTCGCTTCTGAAACGCTTGTATTTGAAAAATCTTCTAAAGAATCTCTTATACTTTGTTTCATCTCTGTTAAACTAGAACTAACTCCATCTACTCCGTCATATACTGTATTTTTCATGTCTTCCCCTGAAGGAATACTGTCTTGTATTTGTTCAATTACAGGTTTTTCACCGTCCATTATTAATATACTATAATATACTATAATAAATTATATAACGCTTTATTCATCACCCTATTAAAACCATTGTAGAATATTATAGGATTTAATTATTCAATGGTTTAAAATAGTGTGAATTGACGCAAATCTAGATCATCTTTTGTAATGGTGACCCTTCCACCATATGAAGACAACAATTTGCTAAAGTAGTTTCCACCATTTCCATCCATATATTTATTCCATGCGGTTGATGGATCCATTGGTCGAGGAATGCGCTCAAATTTGGAAATGTATCCTTTACATCCACTATTACATAATCCGTATGATACATTCGAATCTTTTGATGTTGTGGTCGGCATAGTATCTAGTTGAGTTGATCGGATTAGTTTACCATCCACATACAAATCGACAATCTTGTTATCAACGCTAATAATGACATATGCCCACTTTTGTAGAGGGAAGTTTGTCATTACTTCATGAGTTACTATTCCATTTACAGTAGTATCGATTTCATACTTCAAAGTTGTATTGGGATCTACATATAATCTCATTACAGTATTATTTCCTGAATTCTGTACTTTGAATATTTCTGTTTGGGATGTTGGATTGAGAGTATCTATATAAACCCATATCGACATACTATAACGGCTTGATTTCGGATTTGATAATGTAGAATAACTTATTGTTCCATTACTATTGCTTAAATCAACTTTTTTCGATATTACTTTGCCTTGTTCTGATATAACTTTATATAGAATGTAAATAATTACCAATAAAATTACGCCTAAAATTACTAAAGTATAATTCATTTATTATACAATTAATATATATTATTTACTGGTGGGTTTGTTGTTTTTAATAAATTATAGGACTGGGCGATTTGACTCTCATTTAACTTTTCTTTGTGAATACGTACTTCACAAATTGCTCCATGTATTTTTTGTGTATTCGAACCGGTTGTTATTACTTGTGTATAAGTATAATTTGGCATAAAATTTGCTAAAGATATTGTTTCTGTCAATATTCCATTTATAAATAAATCTACATAATTGTCATGATAATTAAATACTAAATAATTCCATCTTTGAAATGGAATATCTAATTCTGTTGATATTTCTTGGAAAGGATCGTCTAGTTTTCCTGTTGTGTCATCCGTTTCTACATTATTTGAATATACAATCTTTAGTTTTGAACCTTTACAACCAATATAAGGAGCTCCAAACCGGGGATCATCTGGAGATTCATCTGTTGATAAATCATCCCCAACACGGAATATCATACTCTCTTCATTTTCTCCTAAACTTGGACGATTCAAAGTCAACCACATAGAAACACTATAATTGCGTATAAGTGATGCCATTTCAGGATCTTCATTATTTTCTTCTGAATTCTTTTTAGATTCGTCTGATGCTAAATACAATATATCTGCGTTAGCGATTACCTGTTTTTGGTGTAGAAATATAGGTTGTGATACTATACGAGTATTATCTTTGAACAGATATTGTGAATAAACCTTTGGTAAGTATACATACAATAAAATAAAAATGATTTCCGCAAATACTAAAGCATACACTACTTTGGGGGTTGTTTTGAACTCGTTCAATAAATATTTGAAATAATCTGTTATTAAACAAGGAATAAAAAATAGCGCATAAAAGAATATACTTGTTTTGCTTTTTCGTGTATAGGACTCTTCGAAAAATATACTAAATATAATTGAAATGAAAAATAACACAATCATAGCGAGTAATAATTTTGATGAAATCGTTATCATGTACGACGCTTCGCTAGATAATGGTGGTAAATCATTTACAGTTGTCAAGTTTTGTACGGTATCATTTATTATTCGATTTACAGATGGTAGATATGATTTTAATAACATGAATAAGGTTACTAGTATGATAAGAATAAGAAGAAAGATATAACGATTATCTTTCACATTTGATAAAATAAAATACGCAAATAGTATTAAGGGGAGAATTATTGCTACTAAATATATTACGTTTGATTTATCACTTAAAGCATCTTCATCTTTACTGATAGCACTGAAAATTACTATGAAATATAATATAAATAATAAATATAATAATCCTTTATATAAAACTGTGTATTTATCATCATTGACATTTGGTGGAACTGAACTAGTTGGCATATATATATTCTGTATATATATGGATGTACATAAATAATAGTCTATTTTTCAGGTATAGATATACATTTGTCTATGTTGTCTATATCTAAATCTTCCCATTTATCTAATAATATTACAGGATATTGCTTACTAAAATATTCTGTTATATGATTTTTCAAACAAATTGGAACAACATCTAGATATACACATTCCCAAAATCGGTGAGTATCTAATCCATTGCCTTCAGGGCATATGGCATATTTGAATGTTCGCAACAGGTTGAGATAACTATTATAATTACTTTTTTTTTGTATGGGAATCCCTTTGTCTTTAATTATATTGTGACAATAAGAACGTTTACTTTTGCATGTACCAATATTAAAAAAACAATAAATGAAATTACTTTTTTCGATTGGTTTTTTTAGAACCGACTCCCATATTTTTAAATTTCCATGAGGCCACATAGAATTCGCTATCCCTATTCCAATTGGTATAAGTTTTTCATTTGGTTCACAATTAATGTTTTGTGTATATATTTTTTCTAAATTTGGCAATTCAAATAATTTTTGGTAACCTCTTTCAAATGGGCCATCAGAATTATGGAAATAAAGTATGAACGTGGTTTCTACTGTATTTAGTAAATCAAATAATTTTTTAAAATTATGAGTAAGTATATGTGTATAACAAAATATTTTCACGAATTTATCTACTTTTGGAAAGGTAGATGAGTGTATATTAACTTTTCTTGAATCGTCACATGATTTTATTCGTGGATTCTTATCAAAATATTTTGGTTCTCCTATAAAATAGTCACAGTCTAATTGATATTTTTCCCCGGTTATAATATGATCGGTCATTTTATAAAATAATGAGTTATTGTTTATGTATAAATAAAGACAAATAATAAAAATTGAAAATCTACAACTATATTTCGGATACATAACACTCAAACCTTTTGTAAACATTTATTTCCATAATGGATATCGAATCTCAATTGACTCCAGAGAAACTAGAACTCTTTTTAAAGGTATTTTATAAGGAATTACGTCAAAAACGTCTTCATAAAAAAAGGTTTGTATATCACAGTGGAAATACTATTAAAAAAATCGAATCCATGCTTTTTAAGGAATGTATTGTAGCAAATGAAAAACAAACTATAAAAGAAGACTCTATTGTCGTAAAATTTAGAAACAAAGATGATATTCCCGGTACTTTTGTGATTTTGCTGAAAAATTTAAAAAAATTTGATATTGAAAACTCTATAAAAAATAAAAAAGAATATGTATCCTTACCATCTATTCATAGATAACCAATATATTATCTATAAATATATTTATGTAGACCTTGATAAATACCAAAAAGATCACTATAGGTTCTCTATAGTTGTTTTTTTTCCATGACATTCTCTACATAGTGCGACTAAGTTATCTATATGATTGCTTCCTCCATATTCTAAGCGTAATTTATGATCCACTTCAAACCAAGCGGACAATTGTTCTCCACAATCCCCACATGCCCAATTTTGCCGTGAAGCCACATACTTCTTTTTTGTCTCACTTACAGAACGTTTGGAACTATTTCTACCAGAATTCAATAAACGAGATTCCGATGAAGATGTTCCGCCACTTATTCCATTTCCTGGAAGAAACATGTCTAATAATTTATATTCTTTTCCTTGTGCGGTTTGTCCATCTTCCATATTTCGAGAGAAATTTTGTTTACTTGTAAAGTCCATTATAGGAGATATTACATTACTTGTATTCTGATCTACTGGCAAATACTTCAAATACTCATGTGAAGTTGCAAACATTTCATTGGCTCGCTGTGGATTCTTTTTTAATAACCAATAAGCCATTATTCCACCAAACGCAATACCTGCCATTTGATAATATTTTTTATAGCTTAATAATTGTTTCAAATATTTACCTTCTGTATATACGTTTGCTATTAAAAATCCAGTTAATAATATCATCACTAATTCAAAACGCATGTGATTCTATACATTCTACTTATACATTATTGTGTATAATAAATAATAAAACATGCTAAAATAAACAATAAAGCAAAAATTATGTGTCTTTTTTGTATTCCCAGTTTTTCAGATAATTTGTATTGTTTTGGCAAAAAGCGATTATAGTATTCATCTAAATGCTGGAAATATTGCTTTTCTTCCATACCAATTTCTTTGTGTAATTTATTTTGGATAAAATGAATCCAATATGTAAAAGAATCACGATTATCTAAATATGGTGTTACAGGAAAATAATCGAGAAGTTCTATTAACTTTTTTTGTATAGAAACATTTGGACAAAATAATGGTATATTTGAGACAAAGTCATAATATTTTCGTTTCATTACTTTGTTTGGAAAGTCGGGATAATTATGAGCAGTAGAATATAAAAAGAACCAAAAATGGGGTAACCATATTTCCGCATTTAAATCCTTCATTATACTATAATATGAAAAAAACAATTTAAATAAAAACCATCTTTTTAAAAAGGGTAACACGTTCATGGAAAACAAACGTAAAAATCGAAATTCAAAGCATAAACAAAATTCTGAAGTATTGTTTTGTAACAATTGTGGTAAATATGGTCATTTATTTCATATTTGTAAAATTCCTATTACAAGTATAGGTGTCATTTGTTTTCGAGTTAATCAAGGAGAATTAGAATTTCTGATGATTCGGCGAAAAGACACTTTAGGATATACAGATTTCATGAGAGGGAAATTTTCATTAAAACAGAAATTCTACATAATAAATATGATTAAACAAATGACACGAAATGAAAAGGAATTATTACTAAATCGTTATGAATCGTACAAAATATCTAATAATAATTCATTTAACATGAAAGATAAAATTATTCAATTAATAAAAGGTATAAATCATGAAGGAGAATTTTATGATCTGAAAACAATCATTTTAGAAAGTAATTTAACTTCTGATTGGCAAGAACCAGAATGGGGATTTCCTAAAGGCCGACGTAATGTACAAGAATCTGATTATGATTGTGCGGTACGAGAATTTTCCGAAGAAACTGGATACTATACATCAGATTTGAAAAATATCCGTAATATTGTACCTTTTGAAGAATTATTTACGGGTTCTAATTATAATTCTTATAGACACAAATATTATGTTATGTATATTCCATATGAAACCAGTATAAAAAACAATAATTATCAAAAAAGCGAAGTAAGTAAAATGGAATGGAAAACTTTGGATAACTGTTTAAAATCGATTAGACCTTATAATTTAGAAAAGAAACAAGTCATTCAAAATGTTCATAACTGTTTGAAAAATACTTTATTGTATTCTTTGCGAAATGTATAATATTATATTTCTAGTATAAAATATAATATCTCTATAATATAAACAATGAGCGATGTTATTGTAGAAAAAAAAAACAAAACAAAGCGTTGTCCTAGAGGAACACGATATGTACCAAGTCGTGACATGTGTTTACCAACAGAACAAGCACTTGCCATTATAAGCGAAGAAAAGCAAAGAAATAAAAAAAATAAAACTCGGAAAAATACAAAAAGAAATCAAAATAAATTGGATGAAAAGTTACCAGTTGAAGAAGAAGATGTTAAAGAAGAACCAGTTGAAGAAGAACCAGTTGAAGAAGAAGATGTTAAAGAAGAACCTGCTAAAGAAGAACCTGCTAAAGAAGAACCTGCTAAAGAAGAACCTGCTAAAGAAGAACCTTCTATAATTGAACAAGCGAGTACATTTTTTAAAAGTATGACGAACACCATAAATGATACGGTTGATTCGATTTCTGAACAAAGCAACAATAAAATCAGCGAAAACAATGTGGTAAAAGAAACTATACAAGAATCAGACGTAACAAATCTCCCATCCACACCAGAAGTAGAAAATCCTGAAGAAGAAGAAATGGTTGAAGACGAAGAATATAAATTATCTCAAGAACATGATGAAGAAAACAAAGATATGTTTTTGAGAGAAAAAGAAGAGTACTATGATAATAGTAAAGAATTCCCTACATTCTTATATCCTAGACTCGATGATCCTAATTTTAACGAAATACTCGCTTCTAAACAAGAATTTAATGACCACCAATTCCCAGATAAACCTTCGGATGATATTCAAGAAGCCTCCGCAAAAGAATGTGAAAAAGAATTCGAACTTATGCCACATCAACAGTTTTTAAAGAATTTCATGTCTCTCGATACACCATATAATAGTGTTTTATTGTACCACGAATTGGGAACTGGGAAAACTTGTAGTGCTATAGGGATTACAGAAGAAATGAGAGAATATATGAAACAAACCGGATTTTTAAAGAAAATCATGATTATTGCGTCACCAAATGTACAAGATAATTTCAAAAAACAATTATTTGATTCTTCCCGTCTAAAACAACTCAAAAATGGTGCGTGGAATTTGGATACTTGTGTAGGAAATAAATTATTGAAGGAAATCAATCCTACGGATATAGAAGGATTTTCTCGAGAACAAGTAATAAAAGCCATAAAAATTATTATACGAAAGTACTATCGCTTTATGGGATATGACTCAGTAGCTTTGTATAGTGAATCTGACATGAAGCATATGAAACGAAAAGAAGAACGACAAAGAAAACGAGAAGGCGGTGTAGAATCATTTTTAGAACACGTACAAGAAGAATTGCCAGAAATATTAGACTTAGAACCTATTAAAGCATCTGACAGTGAAGAAATAAGACAACAAAAGAAAAAAGTAATTTCAAAATTGAGAGAAAAATTCGATTATAGACTGATTGTAGTCGACGAATTTCACAACATGATCTCTAGAAAGGATACCAGTACAAAATCTTCCGCACGAATATTATTACAAATTGTCCAATTTTGTAAACATACACGTCTAGTGTTATTATCAGCGACTCCTTTATATAATAGTCACAATGAAATTATATGGGTGACAAACATTATGAATATGAATGATAAACGTGCTATTATTTCTCATAGTCAGGTTTTCGATAAAAATGGCGATTTCGTGAAAGAAAAGAAAAACAAGGATGGAATTGTTATTCAAGAAAGCGGTGATGATTTATTACGAAGAAAACTGACAGGATATGTGTCATATGTTCGTGGTGAAAATCCATACACATTTCCTTATAGAATATATCCTTCAACATTCGCAGAAAATTCACATGTATTATCAACCTATTCATATCCTTCAAAACAATTTAACGGGGCACCTATACAAGAAACACCCGTAAAATATGTATTAGACAATGTGTATGTCAATGTATTACAACCATATCAAAAAAAGGTATACGATGTGGTTGTAAAACAACTCTCAAATGAAGTAGAAAACTTTGATAAAAAGACTTCTTTCAATTTCCAAGAACTTACATCTCCTCTTAGTGTACTGAATATGACATATCCCAATGATTCAATTGTAGTGGATAAAAACGCAGAAGCACCAAAGGCAACAACACCGAAATATTTATATGGAAAAGACGGATTGTATGAAATTATGAATTTTGATCGGGTTATACAACCAGTAGAACAAATACGCAATTTTGAATATAAGCCTCATATCTTGAAAAAATATGGTCGTGTTTTCGAAATAGATAAAATCGGAAAATATAGTGCGAAAATCGAATCGATTTGTAATGCGATACAAAATTCAACAGGAATTGTTCTTATATACTCTCGTTATTTAGAAGGTGGATTATTACCAATGGCACTTGCTCTTGAAGAAATGGGATTTTCACGTTATAGTTATTCATCTCATATTCGTCCTTTTTTAAAAAAGAAAAAAGAATATTTGAATCCTCTTACTATGAAAAAAAAAGAGTTAAAAGATGAATATGTAGCAAAATACGCTATGATTACAGGTACGAAACTTTTTTCCCCAAACAATGAATTAGATTTGGAATTAATCATGAATCCAGATAATAAGGATGGACGACATGTGAAAGTAGTTATGATATCTGAAGCGGGTAGTGAAGGATTGGATTTCAAGTGTATTCGACAAGTTCATATTTTGGAACCATGGTATAATATGAGCCGTATTGAGCAAATTATTGGTCGTGCGGTTCGTAATAAAAGTCATTGTTCATTACCATTAGAACAAAGAAATGTTGAAATTTATATGCACGTATGCCATACGAATAATTTATTTGAGAGTGCGGATATGTATATGTATCGTCTAGCGGAGTCAAAAGCTATACAAATCGGGAAAATTACTCGAATTATGAAAGAATCGGCAATTGATTGTTTATTGAACCAAAATCAGAATAATTTTTTAGAAACTAAAATGAATTCAAAATTAGAAATCGAACTTTCAACAAACTCAAAGAAAATTAATTATAAGATTGGTGATAAACCTTTTTCAAGTAAATGTGATTATATGGAACAATGCGAATTAACGTGTAAACCGCAAAACATACTCAATAAAGACGTAAATAAATCGACGTATAATATTCGACATATTCAGCAAAGTAAAGATGGTATTGTGAAACGAGTTAGAGCGTTATATAAAGATCGTGCCTTTTATACCTTACCAGAGCTAATAAAAGAAATTCAGACGATTCATTCATATCCTATAGAAGAAGTATACTACACTTTGTCTCAATTCATTAAAAATAAATCTGAATGGGTAGTTTATAAAAATCAAATAGGTTATCTTATCAAAAAGAACGATATCTATGTATTTCAACCTAACGATTTGAAAAACCCCCACGCATCTATTTATGAAAGAACCGCACCCCCATATGAAAAACCAGAATATGGAACAATTGAGTTTCAAAATAAAACTAGTTCTGATAAAAAAGCAAAAAAAATAACAAAGGAAAATAATGTTATAGAACCACCAGTAACCCTCTCTGAATCTAAAAAAACAAACAATAAGAATACAATAATGAATAATATTGCTAAATCGACTGAATTTGAATTTGTAGATAATAAGAAAATACCTAGCGCTTTAGGAACTATGGTGGAAACGAAGATGATCACTCCTACAAACACATATGATACATTTGTACGAAAATTAGAATCCGATGTAGAATTTTGGCAACAACATGTAGATGAGTATTATAAAAAAAAAGAAAATGAAAAAGCGACGAAATCCAGAGATATGACTCATATGGGATTTCGTGTTTATCAAATTATGAAATATTTTCATGGACACGATGGAAATGTACTGATAATCGATATGATTTACCACATATTAGATTTAACCATGTACGCAGAAAAATTAAATTATGTTCAAACATTATTTCAAAAAGAGAGTGATTTTGAAGAATTACCAGTAACAACTTACAATGGAGACGTAGAAAAAGTTATAAGAACATATTATCGCAATAAAATGTTTTATCATTCTACTAAAAAATACTATACATTATGTATGGCAAAAGCAAAAAAAATTATGTATATGGTGTTTAGTGAAAATGTATGGAGAGAAGCTACTCCATTAGAAAAAGAAGATAATGAACTATTAACCTGGATGGACTCTCAATTTCAAAAACGAGACAAGATCCTTCAAAAAGTGAGAAATGAATTAAAGAACTCATATTCGGATAAATCTTCTATAGGGTTTATTAGCGTAAACAAATCTGGTTTAGAAGTGGACGGATATAGTTTTAAATTAAAGAACCTGCTTCAAATACGTAATAATTTAGGTGCTAGTTGTGATCAAGGATCTAGAGAAGTGACATTGGACTCTTTAAAATCAGTGAAAAAATATTTAGGAAAAGAAGAAGAAAAATATACTATAGTAGCAGATAATATATATGTTACTGTAGAAGAAAAGGAAATACGTATTACAAAACATCATATTTGTTTGATATTTGAGTTATTTTTGCGTCATATTAAAACAGATGTATGGTTTTTAACACCTGAAGAAAGTATTCAAACAGATATAACCCATTTAAGTATTCAAACAAATAAAGTAGGTAATGATGTGGTATATGATTTAGTGGAAAAAAATAAAAAGTAAAAATTGAAAATATATATAATTGGATAAATATATATATAGCAATGGCACAGGCACACCCAAAAAACATGAATAATTCGAAAACAATCACGAATGATGTTATGTATACGACAAATTTATTGGAAATGAAAGTGATTTTGTCTATGAATCAGATCGGAACAAATATGACAAAGAAAAATTTACAAAATACTATCAGTCATTTTATAAGTGGAAAATGTATTGAAGAAGGATACGTTCAACCAAATACAATAAACATTAAATCATATTCGAGCGGTATTATGAAAAAAGACAAAATAGAATTTCATGTTGTTTTTGAATGTAAAACATATAATCCGGTAGAAGGATCATGGATACATAATTGTAAGGTACAAAGTGTCACAAAAGCAGGAATTCATGCGAATGTGCATGATAAACAAAGTAATATTCCAGCAACTGTATTTATTATTCGAGATCATTTTATTGGAAATACGCAATTTAATGAAGTGAAAGAACAAGATTTGATAGATGTTAAGGTTATTGGTACCCGTTTTGAATTGAATGATAGTTGTATTGAAATATTGGGAAATTTGATGCCTCGTAAAAAATAAAAAGAATAGACTATAAAATAATTATAAATACATATAAATATTTTTTTATGAATTTGAATAGAATGTTGACACAAGAAATTTTAGAAGAAATTCATCATCTAGATTCATCGAATCATATTGTAATTGGAACTATTTTGAGAAAGTATCCCAAAGTGAAATTAAATGAAAATAAAAATGGTATTATGGTAAATATTTCGACATTGCCAGAAGAAGCTTTAGAAGAAATTTTAGATTATATGAAATATTTAAAAGAACAACAATGCGTTCTAAATGAGAGAGAGGAACAAACAAATGAGTATAAAAAACTTATCACAGAACTAAATAAAATTGAAATAGCATAAACACAATTTCTTATACAGTATTAAAAGATGTATTGGACACAATCTTTGGTAGGTATTCAACCATGGAATCTAGATCAATTGAAACCATATATGTTTAGTGTTGATATTAAAGATAATATTATTGATAATAATCCAAAAATAGTTGAAGAAAATAATGATGATATTGGCGTATTTGATACTGAAGCGAATCAAATGGATATGCCTGAAGTATCGCAAAAAATAGTAGATCCAGTCAAGGAATGTAATGTTTATGATCGTATAAAAAGCAATACTATATCCGTAGGAAAATGTGTAGATTCTCTATTCTGGACTTTGTTTTTAGCAAAGCATGGTTATAGTGAATATAAACGGATTGGATTACATAATGGCAAAGCTGAAAATAAAGAAAAGCAAGATATTGGTGATCACTTCTTAAAAGAAGGCGCAAAAAGCTTATCTAGTATTTTGAATCACAAGCTCACAAAAACGGGATCTATGAAAATAATTGAAGATTTATTAACATTTCCGAAAACACCATATTCTTCTCTATACGCATTCGCATTTTATTATGAAATGAATATTTATTTGGTCGACGTAAATAAAAAGATTTATATAGAATTTACACATCAAACCAAATCCGTACAAAATATTATATTATATAAGAATCCCAATAAAGGTCAACCTACCTATTTTATAGATTTGAATGAATCTGTTTATAACATGAACTATATAAGTATACAATATGTTCGGTTGGTAAATGAATCAAAACCTCTAATGGCCGCATCACATTATAAAGTGGCAGATTTAGAAAATTTGGCTTCTATTTTAGGTATAAAAATAGATGGAAAAATAAAAAAAGCAGAGTTATATGAAAAAATAGCATTACATTGTGTGTGGGAATGAAATGACAGTAGACCAATATTGTGAAAAATTGAAAAAGGATATATATAGTTTTTTATTCTCATTATAACATATATTTTAATTATGACAGAAGATACAAATATGAAAGCATTGTCATATGATTTTGAACAAATATTAAAACATTATTTAGTAAATTGTAATTCTGTTAAGAATAAGATTCAAAATCAAAAGCAATTACCAGAATTGGAAGTTCGTTTTGGTACAAATAGTAAGTATGCGAAGCCGATTTCTATTATAGATTATCAAAATGTAGTCACGAATCTATTGGAAAACAATTGGACGAGTACAACAAATGATATGAAAGGACATCAGATGTTACGTGTTATACCAGAAAGACTTAATTTAGACATGAGAAATATTCCAAAAACAACTACTCCGGATGAGCCTCTTCCAGATGGATCACCGCCTCTAAAATCGCAACAAGGCGGAGAAAAACGTAAACAGTTTATAATGTCTAATATTCGAGCGGAATTAGATGGTATAAATACGATACAAGATTATTGTGTTCATAATGATTTAGAAAAATTGTTCAATAAATATAATGTTGTCCGTTTCACAAAAAAAAACCGAGTTATCAATCCAGAAACTGGGAAACCTTTCGGAATGGTAGATTATATTGACCATAATTTTCGAGTATCTTATATGGAAGAAGAAGAATTCAAAATGGCCAGTAATTATGCTCCTGTAAAACGTACTATATATGAATGGCCAAATTCTAAAAAGACATTTCGTTGTATTAATCGTGTTCGTTTTCAACATCCGGATTATCCAGTGTTTGTTGATATTAGTATTGTGAAAACCAATAAAAAGGTTTCTTATAAAAATGGAAAGACTGGTCCACCTAGCCCAACAGAAACGATTCAAGAATCAGATGTATTCAATACAGTACCTATATATGAAATAGAATTAGAATTGGATAATAATCGTGCGCATACATTCGATGTAAAAACACTTATGGCTCATTTGAAAAAATGTATCCGATTCATATTGTCCGGACTTCAAGAATCTCCATATCCAATACCATATAGTGAACAAGATACTATATTAAAAGATTATATGTGTCGTATGTACACTGATTCATGGCTGACTACTGAAAAACCTCTTCCGTATTTTGTAGGCCCTCAGAATGTGTCTTTACAATTGGAAAATATGGTGTGTCATAAAAATGAGAATTCAAATTTAATATCTATATGTAATGATTATACAGTCACAGAAAAAGCAGATGGGTTACGAACATTATTATATGTTTCTAAAGTTGGAAAAGTGTATATGATCACCGGAAATTTGAAAGTGATTTTTACTGGATCTATGACGAAGGAAAAATTATGCTGGGATAGTTTATTAGATGGTGAATTTATTATGTATGGAAAACTTCCTAAAAAAAAGAGGCTATTTATGTTTGCGGCATTCGATATTTATTATTTTGGTGGAATGCAAAAAAAAGCACATGTACGTCATTTACCATTTTCGACAAATGATGAAGAAGCACTTGAGGATGGATTCCGTTTGTCACTGTTGAAAAAGTTTCATGCGATGTGTGTATTAGAATCAGTTACATCAAACTCGTCATGCGAATTCCGTATTCGTTGTAAACATTTTGAACAAACGAAATCAGATGAACAGAGTATTATGGAAGCATCGTCTATTATATGGTCACGTGAATATGAGTATGAAACGGATGGTCTTATTTATACTCCAATGAATACAGGAGTTGGATCTATGAAACCAAATGAAGCACATGAATTAAACGGGAAAAAGTTTACGTGGCAAGCGTGTTTTAAATGGAAACCGCCTCATTATAATACTATTGATTTCTTAGTAGAAACACAAAAAGATAAAGATGGACAAGATTTAATACGTTATATTGCGCATGATGGTGATGAAATCATGACAAAACTTATACCATATAAAACATTGATATTACGAGTCGGATTTGATAAGAAAAAACATAAATATATGAATGCGTTTCATGATATGTTGTATGACAATGATACCTATTTTCAAAATTTGATTGGTAGTGAAATAAACGACAGTCATACAAATTATGTGGCCATGCCTTTTGTACCTACTGTACCATATGATCAGGACGCATATATGTGTCATATAGAATTAGAGAAGGATTCGAAGGAACATTTACAAATGAAAACTTTGGAAGGTGAAATCTTCCAGGAAGATATGATCATTGAATTTCAATATATAAAAGATGATCCGAAAAAGACAGGCGCATGGCGATGGGTCCCATTAAGAGTACGTCAAGATAAAACACAAGCATTGCGTGAAGGAAAGAAAAGTATGAATAACTATACAACTGCGAATACAAATTGGCATTCAATTCATTATCCAGTGACAGAATCTATGATATTGGGAAAAGAAAAAATTCCTGAAGTAGAAGTGACAGATACCATTTACTATAATTTAACGGAAAAAACACATTCTACTACCGTCGCATTACGTGATTTTCATAATATATATATAAAACGCAAACTTATTAATGGTGTGGCATCATATCTTCAAAATAAGATGAAAACCCCAGATATATTTTTAATGGATTATGCGGTTGGAAAAGGTGGAGATTTATCAAAATGGTCACACGCAAACATAAAGTTTGTTTTCGGAATTGATGTACATGCTGACAATATTACCAATAGTGAAGATGGTGCTTGTGTACGTTATTTGAGATGGAGACATAAAAATAATAAGCATAAAATGAGAGCATTGTTTTTAGAAGGGAATAGTTCTATGAATATTCGTGTAGACGGGACCGCTTTCAGTAATTCTATGCACAAAGAAATCGCACAATCTGTATTTGGGCAAAGTAAAAACCCTAATAAGAATTATGTATTTACACATGGTGTTGCTCGTGAAGGATTTCATATGAGTATGTGTATGTTTGCTTTACATTATTTCTTTGAAAATTCAAAAACACTTCATTCCTTTTTGAAAAACATTTCAGAATGTACTCGTTTGAATGGATATTTCGTAGGTACATGTTTTGATGGAAGTCAGATATTCGAATTCCTATATAAACGACAAAATGGTACATTGATTCAAAAAGACGAATCTGTACGTATTGATAAAAATGGTCGGAAAATGTTTGAAATTACAAAATTATATGATACGAATATAGAAGAGTTTAAACCAGACGAAAGTAGTATTGGTATGCCAATACGAGTATATCAGGAAAGTATTGACAAACCATTTATGGAATATTTGGTACACTTTGAGTATTTTGTCCAATTGATGGAAAATTATGGATTTATATTGGTGGATAAAAACGAAATCCGGTCTATGGGATTTTATGAACCATCTGGATTATTCAACCGCTTATATGGGTACATGATGAAAGAAATAGAAAAAGATCCAGATGAGAAAGCAGAATATAGAGATGCCCCCTATATGACTAGTTTTGAGAAAACGGTGTCATTTATGAATCGTTATTTTATATTCAAGAAAGTAAGAGATTTGTCTCAAACTACATTAAATCAAATGGAAAATATAATCGAAGACAATAACCAAATAGAAGCGATCTTAGATGAAGATGTACAGGTTGATGTCGAAGAACAAGAAAAAAATGATTCTGAACCCAAAAAAGAATTAAAATCAGCACCCAGTAAACGTCAAAAATTAAAAATGTCTAAGTTGAAACTAGACAATTATAGTCCTGACGAAGAAAATGAATAGACATTGTCTATAAAAATACATAAATATAATGTTATTTGTATATTTAAGAAATAAGTATGTATAAGAATCAGCCATATTACGTAAAAAATAATAATTTTTTTACACAAAAACGAGTCTCTACAATGATATATTATTTATTTCCTCGGACAACGTTATTTATAAATTCTATATGTAAAGTAATATACAGGGAATATCATCCGTGCGTAGATTATTCACAGTCATTGTTTTATTATCAAAAAGAACTTTTAGATAAGATGGAGAATAAGGAAAAATGGGATCTGATTTGTAAACAAACTCATGTATATTCAAATTTGAACAATGCTAGTAAAATGAATGAATCTACTACTTTTTATGATTTAATGGAAATACGAGATGTTCTGATGATAAATTTTGATGGAGTGAGTGATTTTTTTTCTCTTCATTTTCAGAATATGAGTATACCATTTATAAAAAGAATAAGAAATATGTGTATTAAAGATCATATATGTATATTCAATAAAGAATATATTTACCAAAACTTTCCAAATAAAATATCACCAACTTTTCATTTTACTTATTGTCATTCTAACAAAAAAAATGAGTATGAAAACACAATAGAATTATTATTACAAATGTGTATTATGTTATGTTTACAAAAGAAAGGTTCAGTGTGTATTATTAATATGAAAGATACATTTACGTCGTTGTCATTACAGTTAATCATATTTGTGTCTTATTTTTTTGAGAAATCTTATTTTTTAAAACCCACTAGCAATTTACCAACCTCGTCTGAAAAATATTTTGTTTGTAAAGGATTTATGTATGATAATATTGGAAATAGAATGTATTCTACTATATTGAAGTTATACAATGACATTTTGTTATGTCCTTCGAATTGTCATATTATAAGTATTATAAACTATAGTGTTCCTTTGTTTGTAATTAATAAGATAGAAGAAATCAATTCTATTTTTGGGCAGAGTCGGTTAGAACACATTCATACTATCATGAATAATCTGGAGAATCCTGAGTGGAATTACGAAAATAAAGATATTGAAAAATGTAATGAATGGTGCGGAAAATTTTTGAAAAGTCCAAAATAGTTGATATAATTTGATATGGATATAAATAAATTATATATATATCCATAGTATTTATATGAGAGTGATTAGTTTCGATGTAGGAATAAAAAACATGGCATATTGTATTTTAGATATAAGTTCGAATTTACAGGTTTTTCCATATATTGTAGAATGGAATGTTATGAATTTAATAAAAACCGAAAATGTAACTCAATCTAACATTTGTGGAATGCTTACAAATAAAAAAAAAGTTTGTGGAAAAAAAGCAAAATATCATAAAGAAATTACAACGGTTACAGGTACAACCACTCATATTTATAGTTGCGAAATACATGCGAAATCCCATCAAACTCTTTCTATGCCAAATAAAGGGTTTTCTCTCACTGCTTTGAAAAAAAAGTCACTACAAGATGTAAGAGTATTACAACAAAAATATCTGGGAGAAAATGAGAATATTAAAAAAAAGGCGGATATAGTGGATAATTTATATCGTCATTTTGAAAAGCATTCATGGGATCCTATAAAAGAAAATAAAGTAAATGCGGGACATGTCGATTTAATCACTATAGGTAGAAATTTATTTATTGAATTGTCTCAAAATGACATTATGAAAACAGTTACCCATGTTCTAATAGAAAATCAGATAAGTCCAATTGCGAATCGTATGAAAACGATTCAGGGAATGCTGGCGCAGCATTTCATATCTATAGGAAAAGAACATATAGAATTTGTATCTTCTGGTAATAAATTAAAAGAGTTTGAGACAATATCGGAAGCCAAGACTGAATACCAAAAACATAAAAAAGACGGTGTATTTTTTTGTACAAAACTTTTACAAGATCATAAGTATTTATTATGGTTTCAATATTTCATAGATTTCAAGGCAAAAAAAGACGATCTTGCTGATAGTTTTTTACAAGGAATATGGTGGTGGAGAAAAATTCAAAAAAATAATAAACTTATGTAAAACTATTGAATTATAATATATTGAGTGTTTGACTTAAACACAATTATAGTATTATTTCCATATCTATGGAAGTTGTAGACATTGATTTAGACAATATTAAATTTGACGAAAGTTCTGATTCAAAGAAGGTTTCTATTTCCGAACCTTCATTTGGTGGAGGAATTGAATTATTAATGAATGAAAAGAAGAAATCATCTTCTAGTTCTACAAACATTAATGTTCAAGAGTTAAATGACCTCGAAGATGAATTAAATGACCTCTCTCAAACCACCACGAATGTGCCTTATCAAGAAACAAAACAAGTTGGTGGAGTTTCAAATTTTGGGAATATGTTCAATATGGGAAATTCTTCTATAAAAAATGAACAAGGAATGAATCAAGATACAATTAAACTAGGTCATTCTACAAAAGAAACATCTAGTGGAGCAACACGGACGTGGGATGGTTTTTCAAAAGTTACTGACGATGTACCAACAAAGCCATCTGCTATGAAAAGTAGTGTTCATTTGACAGATCGTGAAAAACGACGCAAAAAGAGATTAATGATTAAAAAATTGGAAGAATGGGCAGAAAAGGGTACCTATAAAAACGGTTCTAACTTTACAATGGAATCTGATTTTGATGAAGTTGAGGATGAATATGAGGGTGCCTTAGAAGAAAAGCGGAAAAAGGATAGTGTGAAGTTACAAGGTTGGTGGTTCACGACTGTAGTAAATACTATAGAATACGGAAATGCTTTGTTGAATCCATTTGATCTGAACTTGGATGGATGGGGAGAGCAAGTAAGTGAAGATTTAGACAGTTATGACGAAATATTTTCAGAATTACATGAAAAATATAAAGGTGGTAAAATGGCACCAGAAGTTTCTCTATTATTACGTTTAGGATTTTCTGCTGCTGTAGTGAATATGAGTAATAAAATGTTAAGTTCTGCGACACCTGGCTTTAATGATGTAATGAAACAGAGTCCAGAATTAATGAAAATGTTTTCAAATGCGGCGGTAGAAACGATGAGTAAGCAAAATCCGGCTTTTGATTTTGCGAAAACTATGATGAACACACCCGACGAGGTGAATACTAGAATGGGACCACCTCCCGCTCCTGTCGAAACCAAAACGCAATCACCACCACAACGACCAGGTACATCCATGAATTTTACAGCGCATCCTGGAAATAGACCGGATTTAGCAGTTGCTTCAAATACACCTATGTTTCATGAAAAAGGCATTGATATTGGCATGAATGGACAACCTGTAAGAGAAGTTACTACACACAGGCCTGAAATGAAAGGGCCTCAAACATCTCCAGATTTAGACAAATTACTATCTGGTTTGAAACCAAAACCTAGTGAGAAAACACAAAATATCGAAACTCCTATTCAGGCAACGCCACCCGCAATTGGTTCAGAATCTGTTATTAGTGTATCTTCATTAAAAGATTTAGACGGAACACCCATGCCGAAAAAAAGCAGACGTAAACAAAATAATTCAAGTAGAAATAATACAGTATCTTTAGACATATAAATATAAATATAATTTTCTTATAGTTATTATATTTATAGCGATGAACTTACAACATTTGTTTTTTACACTACCACATGTATTCAATACACAATATTATTATTTATGTATAATATATATTTATACAGTCACATTAGGTTGGATTCGATCAAAAATATTGAATCCATTAAATAATTATATAGATCTATACTTGAAATGTGAGCCACCATATACACAATGGCTTCACATTTATTGTATGAATGTCTCATTCTGTGAGACAATGTCTGGAATAGATAAAACATTTTATGGTTCAGATGAAATATATTATATACCATTTATTGAAGATTTTTCTATTTTTGTTAATAATCATTATCAGGAATTTTGTCTAGAAAAAATACAAACACCAAAATACGAGTCAGATACTAAACAAATACCTAGTATTTTAGAAACTCTTGTCGTCACAAAAAATAATGGATTATACACATTCCGTTCTTTACCGCAAAATTTCAAGAAAAATCCTATACAGCAACCATACAATTATGGCGAAACATTATCTAATATAGAATTTGTATATATTACTTACAGTCATCCAAGTATGAATCAAAGCATTCAATTATCTATTCCATCCGAATATTATATTGTGGGAAATGAATTATTTACTCCCGCTTTTATTCAAAGAGAACTTGAACTTCAGAAAGAATATTATGTATTTGACTCTAATTATTCTATTGAAATATTAGATCATGAATGTGAACAACAAATTTTAAAGTATACCGACTATATAGTAATTCAACCAGATTCATATGAATTGAAAACATTTACGAATCTAGATATGAATTTTATAGTTCAAGACAATTTAAATGAAATACAAAGTGATTCAGAAAAATCGAACAACCAGAACAATGAGGAGTTAAGTGATAAGATAAAAGAATCTACAGAAAAAAAAGATGAACTAGAAGAACATGATGAAGAGTTTGATTTGATAAAATCGACTGATAATTATTCTCTAAATTCCGATGATTCTATGTACGGCAATGGCTATTTAAATTGGTTCCCCTTTTTTTCTTGGATGAAAAAAACGCAATGATATTTATTTCGTAATCTAATATATAGAAATGGTTAACAAAACTCCAAAAAGAGAGAAAAAAGGATCTGCCTGTATAAAAATAAAAAATGTAAAGAAAAACTGTACATTTCCTTGTAGAAAAGTAAAAGGAAAAAAATCGACTGGTAAAAAAAAATGTAGATCTATATTTTCAAAACATCAAACCGCTGTTAATCCAGATACAAACAGAACTATTTATAAACCACGAACCAAAAAAAATAAAAAAAGCAATAAAAAAGGCAATAAAAAAACATCACGTTCTAAAGAACCTTTAGAAAAACAGGAAGAAGTCACTGTTAAAGAAAATGAGGTGGATGAGAAACTGGAAGCTGTACCAAACACAGAAAACGAATTGAACGAAACTTCTAATACAGAAAAACCAAATGTTTTTCAATCCACATATAATTCTGTAAGTGAATATTTAGGAAACTCTCCTGCGAATGATGATATATCACAAGAACCTATTGTAAAAACAGATAAAAGTTTAAATATGGAAACACCAGAAATAAATACAGAAAAGTAAGTACTATAAATATTATTTTTATAATTACATTTATAGCAAATAAACAATATAAAGATTATAACAAAAAAAATGTATAGGGTACAATGGATATATGTTGTGAAATATCAACTGATTCTATGGATCCAAATACTGTTTGTAGTTCTTACCACCAATTGAATGACAAATGGGTATTATATAACCATTTACCATCCGTAAAAGATTGGACAATAAATGGTTACAATATTATTATGAAGGATATTGATACTGTTGAAAAAATGGTTTTATTGAATAGAGCACTTCCTGAAAACATGATTAAGTATAGTATGCTATTTTATATGAGAAAAGGTGTATCGCCACTATGGGAAGATCCGGCAAATAAAGATGGTGGATGTTTTTCTTATAAAATATTGAATAAACATGTTATTCAAGTATGGCGACAGATGATGTATTTAATTTCGGGAGAATCTTTAGCATCCGATTCAAGCTATAATAAATCTATAAACGGAATTACAATTTCTCCGAAAAAAAATTTTTGTATTATAAAAATTTGGTTAAAAGATACTGAACATCAAAATCCACAATTAATTAACAATATTGAACATCTTACAAAACATGGTTCCATGTTTAAACGTCATGGCGACTAATTACATATTCAAACATAATCCGCCATTTACCAATTTTCCTAACACTTTCCCAGGTGCTCCATCTCCTTCCTCATCTTTAATGTATTCAAATACAAATCCATTTTTAAAGTCCTCCGCCGATGACCAATATCGAACATTGTCTCTTATAAATAGCCATGTTTCTTCTGGTTCTGGGACGGGAATTATATCTGTTTGGTTTTCTTCTGTTGTCACTAATTTTATCTGTTTTTTCGATTTTGTTACACGTTTATTAGGAACTGGAGTTTCTACATAGGATTCTTCTTTCATCTCCTCAATAAGTTCTTCATTTTGGAAATCCAATTTTTCTGGTTTTAATTCCTCTTTTTCTTTTTTAGGTTTTTTTAGTTTTTTAGGAACTTTTTTAGTAGTATTTGCTATAGGAACTGGTGTTTCTACATAGGATTCTTCTTTAATCTCCTCAATAAGTTCCTCATTTTCTTTCTTGGATTCTTTAGGTTCTTTAGGAGTTTTAGGTTCTTTAGGAGTTTTAGGTTCTTTAGGAGTTTTAGGTTCTTTAGGAGTTTTAGGTTCTTTAGGAGTTTTTTCTAATTTTTTTAAATCTTTCGCAATTTTTTTAGAAGCTGCTTTTTCATTTTCCTTTTTTTGTTTTTTCATGGGTTTTATGACATCATTATCAATTTGTTTAAAATCGGAATATTTCGTATAATATTCTATTTGCTCTTCTATTGAAGCGTGAATAGGTACAGTTTCCAATAAACTAGTTTTTTGTTCTGGTGTTAGAACATCAGACGAATGTATAAATGCGATTACTGCGTAATGCATAGCCTTTAACTTCATTGGAAGTGTTTTTTGAGTCTTAGTTTGTTCGTCCATATTGAATATCAAGATTTTGTACAGTTAGTATTTAATTAGCGATAATTTGTAGTAGTTATGAATTTATTTCACTTCTAAATAAATTCAATTTTTAGTTTTTTTCTTTCTTTGTAGATGTAACGTATAAATAAACGTGATTGTAGAAGCAGAATATGAGTGGCTATCGGAATTTATGTAAGCATCCATGTTCGCTTTTTTTTGTATTTTCAATAATATTTTCCTAAAGTACATGAATATTTTTCATATACTTTAATCAATTTTATATTTTTAAAATTTTGCGGAAGGTAGTGGAGATAAACATAATTTAATATCCCCCATATCTGATCCAATATCATATTTTACAATTAATGGTAAATCATTTTCTAAATAAATTTCTAGATTTTGAGATAAAGGTGTACATTTGATGAAATTATTCAAAGACTTTAGGGGAAATTCTCCACACATCACTACCGATGGATCCGGTTTTTTACGAAACTTAATAGAATCCATCTTGTCTTCCAAAACCAACGAATCCGACTTTTGTTCTGTACGGAATATACGAGATTTCGCAAATTGACCTTCACATGAGAATATCAGATCATCACCCACTGATTCAATACGAATCCTATCAGACAATCCTGTCAAATCACGTATAATTTTCTGAAATCCCGCACTTGGCATATGAATTATTGCCGTATAACTTACTTCCGGTACTTCCAATTCATCTTCTTCCGGTTCAAATAATCTCAATTTATAGTTATTACATTGCTGTACCTTCCCATTGTCATATTGAAGACCCAAATGCGATACACTACCTTCATTATAATCATCTTTGTCAATATACATCGAAAATAAATCGTCATTCGATGTACTTGAGATCAATTTGAACAAATGAAGAGAATTCGCACATATTACTATTTTATCTGGCTTACATTCGTGCTGCTCAAACCGGAGTTTACATACAACTAATGTTGTATGATTCTTATCAAAATTTACAATCTTCAATCCCTCTTTGTCAATAATCATTGTCACATCTGGAACCAAATCCTTCAACGCACTATATAAATTACGTATAGGTGCGATTTGGATAGTTTGCATTGTCAACACATTATTATCTATATTCATTTTTAAATTACAGTTATGATAAAAAAAATGCGTTCTATTTATATGTTTTTTCTTAAATATGTTATTCGTTTTTATGGTGTACTATATTTTCTATGACTATACATCAAATATTCATACGTTCCGAATTAAAATACTTTCAGTCCTATCATTATATATGGATCCGTATTTAACGACTCAAATCATAACTTATATGGGAAACAAAAGAAAAATGATTCCAGCGATTCAATCCATTTTAGAAGATATTCAGAAAAAAGAAAATAAAGAATTTTTGGAATTAGGAGATGGATTTTCCGGTTCAGGTATTGTGTCAAGACTATTTAAACAGTATTCTTCTAAGTTATATACAAATGACATTGCGGACTATTCATTTTATCTCAATAAATGTTATTTATCTAATTTTTCCAAACAAGACGAAAAACGACTCAAATCTTACATCGAAAAAGCAAATGAACACGCTAACACAAAAACAAAATATGTGGAACCTTTTGTTTCAGGAAAATGGGCTCCTTTAGAAAAAACGATTCAACCAAATGAGAGAGTATTCTTTACTTTTGAAAATGGGAAACGGATCGACATTTATCGCAACTATATTGAAACATTACCACAGCCATACAAATCATTCCTTATTGGACGTCTTTTAGTAGAAGTATCTATACATAACAATACAAGTGGGCAATTTTCTGCTTACTATAAAGGATGTAATAATGTAGGGAAATATGGGGGAAAAAATGAAATAGACCTTCATCGAATTGAAGCCCCTATTTCTCTCTCTATGCCGGTGTCTCATTTGAACAATAAAACGGAAGTTGTTATCAGTCAACTGGATGCTACTCAATGGGCAAAATCATTACCACCCCTAGATGTAGTTTACTATGATCCTCCGTATAATAAACACCCGTATAGTATTTACTATTTTTTATTGAATATAGTGGCTTTATGGGATAAATCTATACCAGTACCAGATACAAATCGAGGTCAACCTAATGGATGGCATCGATCTGCTTATAATAGCTATGTTCACGCAGAAAAAGAATTCGAAGAACTGATCAAAAATACGAATGCGAAATACATAATCATATCCTATAATAATGGTGGTATTATCCCTTTGGATCATATGGATACAATTTTACGAAAACATGGAAATGTAGAAAAAATTCCTATAGAACATCGTACTTATAATCGATTAAAAGGCATTAGTGAATATAAACGAAAGGAAGAAAAGGCAGAAATCAAAGAATTTTTCTGGCTAGTCACTAGAAAGTAATTCATCTTTCATTTTTTTAATACTTTCAATACTGGTTGATTTTATAAAATCTTTTATAATTTTTTCCTTCAATACAATCACCATATCATCTTGCCATGATTTTTGACATGGGACTTCCAACCGGTTTAATGCACAGCTCGCATAATAATCAATCCACGCATCTTTTTCTTTTTCCATATATTCTTTGGTTTGTTCCATTTTTTCAAAACTGATCCAAGGCCGGGGAGTACGGTCTTGAAATAAATCAGTATCCGATTCACCCATAGCGGTATAATATTGCGAACAACGAACTTTAAAAGGACCTACTTCATACTTAGGACGAAGGCAATAAATCAATGGAATATTGATATTCAAGTTTTTAATAGTGGAACCAGGCATTTTTGTAGATTTCGAACTTTTTAACTCAATCTTTTTATTACATATACTACCATCTTCTTTGTTTACAAACACAATATTAATATCTGGAGGTTCACATCCTATATCTACAAAATCATATTTCGGTTCATTTTCTTTTATATTATTCCACGCATTTTGACATAGCATACAAGCTAATGTCGAATAACCAGTATCTATATTTGATTCACCATCTGTCCATTTGACAAGACGCAATAAGTCTTGTGTGTCATTCAATAATGTTGTAGTCATTTTCGCTAATTCATATACAACCTCATCGGATATATGAAATCTCTTCATTATAACCTTTTTTATATAAGCCATTTTTATAATTTATATCTAATTTGATAAATTATAAAATTTTAAATACATATGAGAATTTCAAATTTATTTTTTTACTTTTCGGCTTTTTTTAGCTTTTTTGCCAATAGTAAAGCTGGACTTTTTCCGTGACATTCGCTTTCCAATATTTTATAGTCTACAAGAGAAGCTTTTCCACCAGTCAACGTACTTGCTAATCTTGCTCGTGCCCATGATTGTGCGGTTTGATTTGGACGTGAACCACTCGAATAATACGCACCACGTCCTTTTTTAGTAATTTGTCGAAGACCTTTTATAGAGCATTTCGTCGCTTTTGCTAAAGCTTTCGATGGAACTATATTTTCTATACCATATAATTTCTTAGCGGTCTTCACATGAGGAGATTGTTTTGATTTGAACGACTTCACTTTGGGACGATCCACATAAATCTTTTTTTTGTATAGTTTTCTTGTATGATTTATATTTGTTTGTTGCTTTTTATAATCTCTTTTTGATAATGTTTTGGGAATATATTTTCTAGGAATATGACCCATATGCTATATAATATATATATTTATATCTTTTTCAACTTTGATGCGATTGTTTGAATCTCCTTCTCTCCTGTATGGATTGTATAATATATTTCATTTGGATCTTCACTATGTATATCTAGTATAGTCACTTCAATATCATTATTATTGTCTATATATATTACCTTTTCCCCTTTAGAATATGCGATTTCTATTTCCGGTTTATCATCTTCGATTTCTTCTATTTCAGTTTGCTCCGGTTCGTCTATAGCGACTGGTTTATCAATTGGCATTTTTTCTGGTTTATTCATGTCTTCTTGTAAATCTGTTTTTATAGATGGATAGCTTACAAAGTTCCTGTCCGCAGAAAAGCCCTTGCCGTAACATACTAATGGCTCATGTTTCTTATGTTTTTGAATATATAGATGACAATCCATTGCGGTTTCCTTAATCACTCTCAAAAATTGTCCATTTATTTTCTGTTTCATTTGTGCGATTTCATATAGATATTCATCCGTTGTTACAGGCGTATTGTCTCTCATTTTACTCAAATCATTTACTTGGATTTCCTTAAACTTATCATCCTTTTTATGCGATTCACTCATGATTGACATGTATAAAAATACTTGAACGGTTCGTTTCTCTTTTGGTAATGCTTCATGACTATTAATACGACGAGCTCTTCCAATAACTTGTTCTAAACGCACATTATGCCAATATGGTTCCATAATATGAACAAAACGAGTGTTTTTAAGGTTGATCCCTTCCGCTCCCGCTGCTGTAATCATAAATACTTTGATTACTTCTCCATTAAAGTTATTAGGAGTTCGTTTTCTCAATTCGAGAGATATGGAATCTGGAACATTATCCCAGTCTCCATTATAGATATTTCTCACAATTTCTCTCGAATCCGGATCTTCTTTACCTGTATATAACGCATAACAATATTTTCCATTATTTTCATAATCCAATACCCACGAGTTTCCATCTTTTTTAATCTTAAATTCTTGAAATCCATTTGATTTCAATACTTCCTCAAAAATACCTATACCTTCCATAGTAACGAAATTACTATAAACCAAATGTAATCCATCATTTTGTTGACTTTGTATATTATTTAACATTTCTAACATTTTCGGACTATATTGCTTTAATGCGGTTTTCGATAAAAGAGTATCCCTGTTTTCTCTCAAATATGCCATCGCACTCTCAATTTGTTTTTCATACTCATCTTCATTCACTATAGAATCTTGATCTTTGTTTTTTCCATCTGCCATATCTTCATTTTCTTCTTCGCCTTGTTTTATTTTTGGAAACGGTCTACCAGGTGGTACAGGAAACGCAAAATTACAAAATGTACGTGAAAATACACGATAACTAGATGCCATTTGAAACAATTCATGATTTCCTTTTTGAACTGCTTTCAACTTTTTTTGTTTCTTTTCTTTCTCCAACTCTACTTTACGTACTTTCGCATAATCCCCAAATTGATAGTCACTCATTGGAATACGCACCTCATGAAATGGACTTTTATTACTATTCAATACAAATGATGGCAATAATGCCTCGTTCGGACTACGGAAATATGAGGTTAATCCAAGAATACGCCGTTTCAATGTCTGAATATGAAGAATATCGGCGGTGGTATTATTTTTATCTTTATAGTTTGTATCTCCTTTTACAAATGTAGTTTGAAACGTCTTTTCGTCGTCTGGTAAACATTTCTCTTTTGTTACTTTCGGTGTTCCAGTGACGATCAAATCATATCTTTTCAATACATGTATGATTTGTTTTTTAAACTCGTCATTAGATATATTTCCATTATCGTCTAATTTAACACCATATTTTCCATAACCACCGAATTTCTCATTTCGACGAGTCTGAGCATTTGGATGTTTATGCGCTTTTTGAGAGTAATTTCTAGATTTAGATTCATTCACATTGACAAAGCCATACGGATTTCTTGTGACAATCAGTGTATTTCGTGTATATTCAATATAGTCATAAACTACGCAGTTATTTTTATCCAATATATATCGAATATAATCTGTATTCACTTTTTCTTTCGTCTTCACTTCTATTTTGAATGTCCATGTATAGATATATCCTCGCAATACATTGAATAAAACGGAAATTTCTTGGGGATAATTTATAATAGGTGTACCAGATAACATAACCACTTTTAAATTCGTCGCATCCATCAACATATCATATAATTTTATGTAAACAGAATCTTTCTGCTTTTTCTTCAAATTACCTACTATGTTACTCATTAAATTATGAGCTTCATCTACAACTATAGTGGTATGATCAAATGGATTTTTCGATATTTTCTTCATTTCATTGATTTTTGTTCCTAAATTGTTGGCATTATAATGTAAGAATGAATATTTTTGGTGGATCATATGATGTAGTTGATCTCGAACTTGTTTTTGTTGATCTGGTGAAAGATTCTTGAAATTGGCCGGTTTATTAATATTAACCATCCAAGCACCTTTATTGTTTTCTACCTCACGTGTACTCATACTCAACGCTTTTGCTAAAATAGGAATCAATTCAGGTCGGCCATCCGCAGAAACGAATTCCCAATACTGGTTTTGCCTATACATTAGATCTCCGCATTTTTGTAATTCGTATTCATAATTTCTTTTGAGAGAAGCTGGAACCATGATCACGACTCTTTTATTATTTTTCATACCTTCTGTCACCGCAATAGATGTACAAGATTTGCCTGTACCTAAATTATGGTATACTAGTAAGCCACGATAAGGTGTTACTATATCTAAATAATCACGAACTACTTTTTGATGAGCTAATAAATCGAATGTACTTGATTGAGTAGAACCATCTTCACTGTATTTTTTGAAAAGTTCGTTAATACGTTGAATATATTGTGTACGATTATTGAGATAATACGATGACGCTTTAATAACATCGGGTTTGGTTTGTGGCAATTGAGTTCCGTATTCTCCTATAGATATTTCAGATAAATCGTATTCTTTTTCGAGATCGTTCTTTTGTTTTTTAATTTTGGGATCCATAGGTTCTTCTGCTAAAGGTTTCAGTGTGCGTCTCACATACTCTCTCAAATATTCTCTTAACCACATTAATTCTGTAAATTCTTTTTTCTTTTGTTTATTCACACGGTAAAAAAGTTGAGCGTTTTTGGTAGCTTCTAGAATACGAGACAATTCTGGATGTTGAGTAAATTTGGCGTATAAAGCATGAAAAATCTCTTGTTTCTCTCGTTCTTGAAAATCCAAGTCTGTCTTGTATTTTTTTGATTTTTGAATATTTAATGCGTCATCGTATTGTTCTAAAGCGTTTTCCAAAGAGTAATTTCTATATTGAGCAGCGATAAGATAATGATCCACATTTTTCCAACGTTTCCCATCTAAATCAAAAGGACTGTCATATGAATTACATAACTTTTGTCTCCATTTAGGTATTTTTCCCAATGCTTCATAATCAGATTGTTGATGTTTTGCTATTTTTTCACTTGGTTCTTTTCCCGGTCCTTTTTCTTCATCCTTTGAAGAGCATACTATAAACACTATACTTTTGTCAATTTGTAATTGTTTTGATTCGTCATATTTGGGTTCAGATGGTAGTTCCAATGATTCTTCTTTTTCTGGATCCTTTTCTATAGCCATTTCTTTCTCTAAATCCTTTTCAATATTCTCATCCAACTGAATATGCTGATTTAGTTTTCTTCCCTTTATTTTTGTATTTTCAATAATATCAATATAGGATGGTTCTTGTTCATTTGTTTCAGATTCTTTTTCGTTCGGTGTATTAGAAGAGTCTATAGACGGTAATGGAGTATCTATACTTGAATTTGGCATTCCATCTGAAATATTTGATTTAGATTCGCATGGTTTCACTAAAAAACCGTTGGTTTGTAATCTTTCTAAAATTGTATTTCTGTCTAACGATGTATTTTCATCCAATTCATTCATAATAATATTTGACAATAGAACATCTCCTTCTCGTGTAGATTGACCTCTGGTAATATCATGAATTTGATCATATAATACTGGCTGTGGCCTTTGTTTTAAATCTTCTAAAGGTCTGAATATAGCAGGTATAACAGAATTAGATACTTCGCTCATTGTATATATAATAACTATACATACAATTTATATTTTACCTAACTTCTTTTGTATAAATATGTTTATGATTTTTTATTATAATAAAATTTATTCAATTAGCACATTGTGTTTGTGCTGAATTTTATCCATAATTTCTTGAAAATCTTTCATTGATTTCAAATAATCTATCGCATTTTTACATGCCATTTGTTCCGCATTAATTTTTGTTTTATTGGATCCTTCCCCTAAAAAGAGATAAATCTTTTGGTGATATGCCATATAATTATGGATCTCTTCAAAACTAGATATTTTTTCTCGTGACATAGTTTCACTATGATGTACACCATGAGTAGGTTGTCCTAAACATAAGTATACTCCCATATGATATCCATTTTCTTGAGTAAATGATTCAATATCCATAATATGTGGTGTAGTTTTGAATTCACATTGTAACAATTCCTGTAAAGGACGTTTGAAATTGTCAGATTGGTTTGTTATTTTACTCCAGTCTATATGACGATCAAATACTGCCTCTACAAATAATTGCGCAACTTGGAATCCTGGTCCACATTGGAACATTTGATCGAACCAATGATGTTCATCATTTATAGGGACACGATTCAAGTCTAGAAAAAGAGCTCCCACAAATGCCTCGAATAGACATCCTAGTTTTTTATGGTTATTACGTAAATTCTTTTGTTCAGTGTGTTTTGAAATCATGAACCATTTATTTAGACCCATTTCAATTGCGATTCTTCCGATTGTTTCATTTTTAACCAACTCTATTTTTGTATCTGTCATAAATCCTTCATCTGCTTTAGGAAAACGTTTATATAAATAGAATTTCGCAATACATTCAAGGACTCCATCCCCTAAAAATTCTAAACGTTCATTTGATTTTGTATGAAGTTCGTGACAATCATCAGGTTTAGGAACAATTTGAATATTACGTTTTTGATTCCATTCTACCGGTCTTTTAGTATAAGATTTGTGAATAAACGCTCGTTGGTATAATACAAAATGATGAATTGGAACATGAACATTGTATTTTTTCAATAATCCCAGCACGTCCGATTCCTCAATTGGAATATTTAGCGAATTATATGGGTCAAAAATGATTTGTTCTATTCCATTTGAATGATGAACAATAACATCATCGTCTTTCTTCATTCGTGTTATTGTAGACATGATGAATAAATTTCCTACTTATGAAAATACAATTATATTTAATATAATTTAAATATTCATTTTTCAATTTTAGTAATAATTCAAAAGCTCTCTGAGAGATTAAAATATATTTAGAGAATATATAATGGGTCTTTCAAACGCATCCGCAAGAGCTCGTAATTATACAAAAACTACTAATCAATGTCAAGGAGGTGGTAACAAAAAGGCTGGTCTAATTAGTCGTGTTGTTCCATCCGCAGTATCCCTTCATCATCTTGGTCATGGAAGGAATGGTACTGGAGCACACCCTCATCATAAGCAGGTCAAATACATGAACATGCTTAAAGCTACCCCCACTGGAAGTGTAGGTGTTGGCCGTGTTCCTCAAGGTGTCCGATCTTCCGCATGGAACATGGTTGGAACTTCCGCACATTCCATGAACAGAATATGCAGTATGTAAATTTTTACAATATAAATTGTTTTTCGATTTTTATATAAAAACAATTAGTCTTTAGGAAAAATGAGAGTTGTGATAGATAATCGAGAAAATTCTTTTATAGAATTTTTTTCCGAAAAAGTTAAACAATATCCATTTATTCATTTTGAAGTTGCACCATTAGATTTAGGAGATATTGAAATCCATTATAATGATCAACTACTTTTTGTATGGGAAAGGAAAACCTTTAGCGATTTACTCTCAAGTATTAAAGATGGACGATATAAAGAACAATGTTATCGTTTAGTGAATGTTTATGGGTCGAAAAAGGTAATATATTTAATTGAAGGTATTATGAACCAATTAAATGAATCTCAGAGAAAATTAGCAGTTTCCACTATGACTACACTTTCTCTCAAAAAAGGATTCCACTTATGGAGATCTGTTCATGTACAAGATAGTGTTAATATGTTTCTTCAAGTATGCGATAAAATACATCGAGATGTTTGTCAAGGAAAATGGATTGTAGAAGCGTTTACTATAGAACCGAAAGATTCCGATGAAAATCTATCAGAACAAGTACAGAAAAATGATTCAAATTATGTTGAATATGTTAAAAAAAACAAAAAAGGGAATGTTACTAGAGACAATATTGGCGAATTATTTTTATGTCAAATACCACATGTAAGTACTAGTAGCGCAAAAGCACTGATGAATTCCGTAAATGGCAATTTCTCTCAATTAATTCATATAGTTCAAAATACGCCAGAAATATTGTACGATATTAAACTAGATGGTAGTAAACCCAGAAAAATAAGTAAATTGGTTATTGAAAAAATTATAGAATATTTGAGAGAAAGGGATTAAATCGCAAAACATACATACAGTAGATCGAGTTGACAGCAGATCTCAAATATCATTCGTATAAAGTAATTTCCGTTTATCGCCACAGTATTTACCATTTTTGAAGTACCCTTCATATACTATATTTTTTGAAGTTACATATTTCCCTTTTCCATTCCTTTTGTCGTTTTTATAGTCTCCATAATAGACACTACCACTCACAAAAATGGATTTACCTTTACCGTGAAACATATCATTTTTAAACTGTCCAATATACTTATTGCCATTTTTGTATATAAATTTACCTTCACCATCTCGTTTGCCATTTACAAAGTTTCCGCAATATATGTCGCCGGTAATATATTTATATTCTCCTTTCCCATAAATATTGTCGTTTACCCATTCGCCTTCATATATGTCTCCATTTGAAAATACATATTTTCCTCTACCTTGATAACAGTCGTTTACCCATTCGCCTTCATATATTTCGCCACTCGCAAATATATACTTTCCTTTACCATTCTTTTTACTTTTTTTCCACTCTCCTTCATATATATCTCCATTGTCAAAATTGTATATTCCATAACCATCTTTTTTCCCGAATTTTCTCTCACCATCATATGATTTATTTGATTTGAAAAACAATGATATTTTCATATGATAACTATAGTATAAACTTGAAAATATAATAAGTTTATACTACTTTTTCTATTAGTTTTTTTTAATGAAATAGAACCAAAATGAATAACATAAAAAAGAGGCGATTAATAGCAATATGGTAAAATGTGCCAAATTATATTTCCCTTTTCCTATTCCTCTAAAACGAAAAAGAGAAGTAAATTTATACTGCATCCTTTTAACAAGTTTATTTGTTTCTTTTTTAAAATTTTTTGCCATATATACATTATTTATATAATTCCATTACTTTAGGAACCATCGTAGGTTTACCAACAATACGATCATCATATTTACCACTTTCTACTACTTTTCGGCTAAATGTAACTCCTCCCCAATTTGGATCCATTGGATTATCGCTTATTTTAGATGATTTTGTAGAATCGTGTATTTGATCTAATTCCGTATATTGTCCAACATGTTGACCATGGGAATCAAAACCAGCAAACTGATTTTTATTGTAAGGTGGACGATCTCGAGATCCATCCGCAACTTCCACCGGTTCTATTGGAACTCCTGGATTAAGGTTATTCATACTAGGACGCATTCTATAAACAGTTTGTCCTTGTGTATTGTTTTCCTCTTGTAAAAATAAAACTGGACAACGAATACCTTGTACTCTTTGCTTTTGTATGTATTCTAAATACGCATCCAAATTGTCAAAATATAAAGGGTTTGTCTCACTTCGTGGCATTCTTGTGTTAAATAATGTAAGTGTACTGCCAGATTTAATCAACATATTTGGACAAGCAGGTGTATCAACTTTCTCTAAATGTTCCCCATTCATCATATTTATCATTTGTTCTCTAGTGAACATTGGATGTAAACATACAAATATTCCTAAAACGAAAATAATTAATAACATTATGACCCATAATTTTGTTTCAAACTTCATTTCTATATATTTAGTCGTATAGAAAAACTTGCTATAGTATATATGCCTTCCAGGAAAAACACAAAATATAATAAAAAAAGCAAAAGACTCACACAGAAACGTAATAAAAAAAAGAAAACACAGAAAAAACAAAACCGTATTATAATCCCAGTTTTATATGGACATATTTATTCTGACATGTGTGGTCATTGTGTCGCCATGCAAGAAGAATGGAATAAACTGACACTGTCTGTAAAAAATATTATATTACTAGACATAGGTGATAATTATGAAGAAAATGTGAACCAAATTAATACGCAATATGGGACTGATCTTAAATACGAAGGATTTCCAACTATATTTAAATTGAAAAAAAAGAATGGCCCTATAGAATATTATAAAAATGAGAGAAAAGCTGTAAATATGAAAAAATGGCTATACGCAAAATAGATATCTTGTCCATAATATGAATCATAGAAATATATATCCATATGGAGACAATATATCGCTCATAACCTTGTAATCTAAACTAAAATAATTTGACTTTTTTGGATAGCAATCCTTTATATATTGAACTTCTTCTGGGAGATCAAATAAAGATAAGTTCTCTTTTATTTTTTCTAAATCACTTTCTTTTATGTATTGTTTTTCTTGTAGCCAATTCATAAAGTCTTTTATATTTTTATATATATTGTCACTATTATAGTCATTATATAATTGTATTGCTTTCTCTATTGATATGTGTGTATGATAATAGTCATTTCCAGTAAGTAACATGATTTTTTGAAATGTATCAGTGTCTTGTATATTTATGTCTTTTTTTAGTAATTCAAAATCATATAATACAGTCGTTTTTTTATAGATATTCCATTCACGAAGTACTCTATCACATCCATACATGAATAGATCCATATCATCACTCACACATGCCCACGCTTTACCACTTTTTACAAATGACGCACACAAAGAGTCCGCTTCACTAAATGCTTCATAATATTGGACACGCATCGCTTTCATTAATGCCTTTGCTTTGATAATATGATTATTACCAATACGAGTAGATCGCTTTTTATAGGCAACCATTTTTTTTTGTAAAGTTTGTTTTTCATAATCATTCATAGTATCCGCATTTTTTTCAAATTCTTCTTTTATTGTATAATATTTATCATAAGCAGTAATACGACGATTATACCGTGCCATTAATTCAGTCATCTTTGATTCTGGTGGTTTCCCATCAAATATAAATATAGGTTGAATACCATTTTCTAGACATTGGCATATAAACGTGTATATTCCTTCAAACAATTTACCTGTTTCAAGAAACTTATACAAATATATGCTTATATCCACTACTATACATTTTCCTTTTAAAGAATCCAATTGTACTGTAGATATTGATGCTGGTGAAGCATTTCGTTTGAAATATTGGTTTAATCCTCTTATTCCCATTCAAGTAGGGTTTTTATGAGTACCGTGAGATTATTTTAAAATTCAATTTTTAAAACAATTTTTATTTATACCAGTGAAGATTTGAAATGGGACGCCCAAAAGGTCGTCGTTTCAAATCGTTACGTGTATCTGACCATTAAAGATTGAAAAATGTTCCATTTTAAATCTTCAAGGGTTTATATATTTGATTCGTACCATTTATAAGTATTAAGTCTACGTCGTTTTTTATATTGCGATGTAAATTATCATCTTGATCTTCGAATTTATCCTGAAAACTTTCAAAACGTTCTTGTCGTCGTTCTGACATAACTTCTTTATTGTCTGAATATGTTTCATCTAATAAATTATAACTTTTTTGAATAACATCATCAATCACCTTTTTTTTATTTGCGGTTACCCATTTATTGTTTCTCACTATTTCAGCATAATTCATTTTCTTGTTTGTTATTTTGATATTGTGATTTTCAGGATGTTCGGGATCAAAATGGATTTTTTCAATTAGCTGAGGTACACATGTAAATGGTGCTGTTTGAATAAGTCGGCATATAATCTGATCTGTAATATGCTCAATGTTTTCATTACCAAACGAATTTACAACTATGACTTGATTTTCGATATTGTTTTGAGTTTGTATATTATTGGTGGTATTATTTGTACTTGTTTTTTCAATAAGGATCTCTACTTGTTTTCGTAATTCATTTATTTGTTTATCTCTTTTCTGAATGGTTTGTAGTAACGTGTTTACTAAAGTAGTCGAACTATCTTTAGTATTGTCTTTCATATGGATTGTTGAACTATTACTTACAATACATGCTTTTCTATGTGACTCACAATTAGAGTTTGTAGTGAAATATCGATAACACACTTTACATTGAAACATAGTATCACTTGATATTTCTCTTTTTTTATGTTTTTGAGACAATAAATGCCGATCATAGTTTGCTTTTTTAGAAAAATGTATATTACATACATAGCATATACGTGTCATTTTATATAAATGAAATTGAGAAATTATTTTGAGTGTCTCAAACGCCATTATTGAAATAGAGTTTCTCTAAAAATATATATTATATATTATTATATAGCCTGATCATAATAATATATAATAATAATACTAATAAATTTATTAATATGGAGTTTGCTCTAAATCAATTATTTTGAGGGGGGGGGAGCAAGAATATAGATAAATAATATATTTAAAATTAAAAATGAATCATTTGTATTTTTTGAAAATGAACAATCTGAGAGAGAATATTTATAAAAATTGAATTTTTTAACCAATCTTATTATTTAGTACAAGAAAAGAAGAAAATATTATACTAAATCACTCGCAATAATGAAGATCACTAACAGCTTATTTATTCCCCGTATTTCATTCTCGGTCTCCAAAGAAGACTTGAGACAATACTTTACAAAGTATGGACTTGTATGTCGTGTAGACTTTGTCAGTTTTAATAACAACAACGGGGTAGGACGTCGGGTGTATATTCACTATCAATGGTATAATTTCCAATCAGATATGGAAATTGCTATTGTAAAAAATGGACAATATGAAATACAAAATGAAAAATTAGGTTCATTAAAAATTTTCAAAAACAAAAATCCAGTTCCATTTACAGAATTAAATTTGGATCAAGTAGCGTATAATACAATATTTATTGGAGATGTAGTACAAGAACAGAATAAAAAGATAGAAAATTTGGAGAGTAAAATTCAAGCATTAGAAACATTGGTAGAATCATTAACACGTAATAATAAAAATAGTGTAGATTTATAGATTATTCTGTATTAATTTGTATTAGTGACATTTTTAAAGTTTTAAATAAAGTAGTTCTTTTTTTTTTTTTGAGATTAATAGTCATATTATCTATTCCAAATAACATATTTTTTGTATTATGATTGTTAATGAAAATATCAACATATGTTTTTAAAGTGGTAGGGGTTTTATTAAATGCTATATCAAACGTTTTTTTAGGATAATTAGTAAGATAATATTGAACAGAACAAAAGTCTAAAAATTCATCAATATGAACCATTAATATACATTTCAATATATAGTAGGAAAATATTTGTGTTTTTTCATTAAAATCGACATTTTTATTTGGAGAAAATAATTCTCGATAATCTAATTTATGTAAATAAAGTATTTTAGAACATTGCCATAATGAGAATGCTTTTTCAAAAAATATATATTTCGTAAATTTTTCAACGAGTTTCAACAATATTTTATCATTACAATTGTAATCTGAATAAGTTTCGTATACATAAAACATAACATTCAACGTTTCTGCCCAAATTTCACAATATGTTTCAGAAATTCGCATATCTTCAATATTTATGTTGAATACACTCTTCAACCTATTTTCTTGTTCTTTTATTTGTTTATGAGGCATTCCTAATAAATCTAGTCCCAAATTATGAAATGATTCATGAATCAACGCACGAAACCACTCTTCTTCTCTGAATATGAACACATTTGTTTTTGGCTTACACGCAGTAGTAAAAGCAGTATTTATGTGATTACGATCAAGAAGTTCTTCTGTATTCATGAATTTAGGAACTACTTTCTTTTCAGGAGTTAGAAACAAAAATAAATTTATAACTTTTGAACAAGAATCGTTTACAAAAGTGTTGACAAAATAAAACCAAATATATACTAAAAAAACAGTATTATAACATTGATTTGGTGAATATGTACCTGGTACACACATATAGAGATAAACTGTTCTATTTTCTAAGGATATGGTAACTTTAAATGCCATTTTACAATGACTCTCAATTGATGTACGAATTTCAGAAGGTATATAATTATATTCTTCTGCTGCTATGGCAATTATTTCTTTTTGTTCCACTTCAATATAACTATTAACTATATTATCACAATAATTTTTCCAGGAATCATTCGCTTCATGTATTTTTCTGAATAAAAAATGTAATAGGAGATGTGTATCATTAGATAATTCTGTTATACTTAAGCGTTCATTTAATTTTATGATATTGGGTAAATTTTCTATTTGACTAAGCAATAAAATACTTTCTTGTTTCATTCATATAATGTATAGTATTATTTTGTTCTCAATAATATTATATATTAAGTATGATTACGAATATCAAAACGACAAACGGGACAGTGTGAATTTCTAGAGAACCATGTTTGAATAGAGCTCCATTTAAAAACATGATGACAATGCTTAATTTCACATAATTCTTCTTCTTCTTGGAAAGCTTCTAAAGATATAGGACAAGTATCATTGGTTATACGACATCTGGACTCATTATTATAAACGAATCTTTCAGTAGCACTTAAAATTTGATTTATAGTGGGGTACCCTTGCGCATTGGTAAGATTGTTGAAAGGCATAGTAAACCCTTCTACATCTAACTCAATATTATTCTGTTGTAATAAATTTCTAACATTTTGAGGAACAAGCAAATTATAAGGATTATGAGAGTAAAATGTTCTGGCATTATTCGATAAAGGCATGTGTGTTGATTGTCTGGTATTACTTACTAAATTTCGGTCAGGTCTTAATGTTTGTACTATCCGTGCTAATATTTGGATAACACGAAATGTTTGCGAAATGTTTTGTTGATATAATCTCATTTGTTCTTGGTATTCACGTGTATATAGAAATATATTATTTGAAAAACTCTCAAAAGTATCTAGATATTGTAATTCTGTAATGAGATTATCTTGGGGCTGTCTAAATATCTCGGGTGTAGTGGATGTAGATCGAGTAATAGGAGGGTTATGTATAGTTGTAGGTACAGTAGAAGTAAATGTGTTAGTAGTTTCGGTATGTAGATGGTTTTGATTTTCTTCAAATGTATTCTGATGAGGATTTTCCGAGTCAGGTTGTATAGTATTCACTTGCGGAATCAAATGAATTTCTCTCAACATATCCAAAATATCATTATTAGAAGAAATATCTATAATATCCCTAAATCTATCTGTATTTTGAATAGATTCCTCAATAATGGGTCGAACATTTTGAAAAATTTCTCCTAGAGATTCTTCTAAAATTTCATTAAGTCTGATTTCATCCATTTAATGTATTAATGTATTAATGTATTAATGATATATTGTAATAAAAAGTATTAGACGTAAAATTTATCTATTTATAAATTATTATGGAAAAATCCCCAAAAGGTATTGTAAATCTTGGAAACACTTGTTATATAAATGCTTGTATTCAGATTTTCTCTCATATTTCAAAATTCACTGATATTATAGAAAATACGAAAATATCCAATTTAACTTGTGTAGAATGTATGTTATGGAAAAATATCAAGGAAATCGTATCTATTATGAAAAACGGTAATTCTGAAGAAATCATTCATCCAAATGGGTTAATACGCTCTATAGATCATGTCTCAAAACACAATAAACAATTATTTTTAAGTAATCATGAACCAGAAGATATAGGAGAGTTCATACTCTTCTTCCTAGAGTCACTACATAAATGTATTTTGAGAGAAATTGATATTACTATTGCCGGAAACGCAGAAAATACTTTAGACGATTTAGCAATAGAAGTTTACAAAAAGACAAAGGAAAGTGTAGAAAAAAATTACTCCGAATTGTACATGTTATTTCATGGAACTCAATTGTCTCAAATTACTTCATTAGATGGGAAAACAGTTCATTCGCTAAATGTAGAGGGATTTTATATATTAGATTTGCCAATTCCTAATAACATTTCGGCAGACAGTACAATATACGATTGTATAGATAAATATATTACACCTGAAATTTTAGACGGAGACAATCAGTGGTTAAATGAAAAAACGAATCAATTAGAAAGTGTTCGGAAATTCTTTTCTTTTTGGTCTTTTCCGGAGGTGTTAATTATTTCATTGAAACGTATAGACTTTATAGGAAATAAAAACAGTATAAATATTCAATATCCATTAGAATTGGACTTAAGGAAATACGTAGTTGGTTATAAAAAAGAAGACAATATATATAATTTAGTAGGTATATGCTGTCATCTAGGAAACCACTCAAAAGGACACTATATATCTTTTGTAAAAAAAGAGGAAAAGTGGTATTTTTGTAACGATGAAACTATCCAAAACGTAGATGATATAAAACATTTACAAACAGGATTTGCTTACTGTTTATTTTATACGAAAAAAAATAATACAATATAATATATTACATTATGAATAAAGTAAATACTCAAGAATCATTTGCAGAATCAAATACAGAATCAAATACTGATACATCATCATCAAATACTGAAGTCGTACAAGTGGTTGAAAAAATCTTTAAAAACGCTAATTTGTATATTTTAGCAATATTTTTACTAGTCTATTTGGTAATTTTTATTGGATTTGGAATGTACATTGGGCAGAATCAAGAAAAAACCATACGAAATACGTTTGATTTTGTTATGTTTGGACTACTTTTCATATATATTGTATATTTGTATTATCAAGAAAAGCGATCTGGAAATGATATTGTGAATTCAGGATTATCTAATTTTGTAGAACTGTACGATGATGATTTAGCATTGTTTTCAACTATGTTGTTTGTTGTGTGTTTTTACCTTCTTTTGTTTTTATTGCGTGTACCTGGGAATGAAAATAAACCAGTATCTGTATTTTTGATTGAAGGAGTAACTTGGTTGATATTAGCAACTTTAGCGATTCATAATTTGTTGAAATATTTTTTCAATATTGATTTATTAAAGAATTTGAGAGAGAACGACTATCAACAATATTTAGATAACGTAATGAATGGAGATGAAGAAAAAATAGAAGAAGAGCCAGAAGAAACACCCGAAGTATTTAATATATCGAATAACTTGTACAATTATGAAGACGCTCAAGCTGTATGTAAAACGTTTGATAGTCGTTTAGCTACATACGATGAAATTGAAAGTGCTTATAATAATGGTGCGGAATGGTGTACATATGGATGGTCAGCAGATCAATTAGCTTTATTTCCTACACAAAAAGAGTCGTGGAAAAAACGTCAAGGAAACTGTAAAACAAAAAATAGTTGTGGTAGACCGGGAATCAATGGTGGATACTTTAGGAATCCAAACATAAAATTCGGAGTAAATTGTTATGGAGTAAAACCTGTTGCGAAAAAGTCTGATTTACAATGGATGGAAACAAAAAAAATGCAGCCTTTTCCACGTACTCGAGACCAAAGACGAATGGATGATAAAGTAGAATATTGGAAAAATAATTTAGACAAAATTATTGTGAATTCTTTCAATAAAGATAAATGGTCTAGATTTTAATTGAATTTTGTTTTTTCTATATTTTGAGAGAATATACTCTCTAAATATATGGAGGCGATTGTATGCGTTAATATGAATGACGGTATAGGGTATAAAGGGAATATACCATGGAAAAGTTTCATTTATGAAGATTTTATTTGTACAGAAATAGTTGGGTGTGGGAATAACGCAATAATTATGGGACATAAAACGTTTAAATCGATCGGATATAAACCATTACCTGGAGTTCGCAATTATATTCTTAGTAGAAATATGGATATTTATATAAAAACCACAGCAGATATTATTGTAGAAAGTAATCCGGAGAATTTATGGTTCTTAATGAGTATTTTTGAAAATGTTTATGTTTTAGGAGGAGAATCTACATATAGTATTTTTGAATCATATATAAAAACAGTTCATTATTTCACGGTTGACAAAAATGGTATTTGTGATCGTTATTTCCCGATAGATTTGAGTGATTTTGAAGAAAAAAATTTTCAGTTCTTTACACCTTTTCTCATTTAAAACGCCCATTTTATATAATTTTTTCGTTGAAATTATATAAAAATATATATGGTTATTATCTAAATGAATGTGGATGAATTGCTTACCAAAAATAAAGAATTACAAGAAGAGGTAAATATATTAAGAGAAAAACTTAAAAAATATACTGCCCCTTCACGTAGCAAAAATTATTATGAAAATCATAAAGAGGAAATAATAAAAAAAACAAAGGAATATAAGGAAACTACAAACTACTACGCTACCATTCCAATTGAAAAGAAAAAAGAATACGCAAGAAGAGCATATTTGAATAAAAAAGGAAAATTACAAAAAGAAAAGGAAGAAGAGACAAATGAAAAATCCATGGAGGAAAATATTTAGGAATTTATATAACTTTTTCGTAAAAGTTATATAAATAAAATCTCTGTATAAAATATAGAATGGTGAAAAAGAAAAAGAAGACCAATTTCCAAACATTTAGGCATAATGAGAAGGCGTCCTTCCAAACTATCAAAACCACACTCAAATCTGTTCTTTTGAACCGTAATGAGATACAACCTGAAATAAATAATTTAGTTTTTGCTATGAACGACTTAATGATACATTCCTACCAGTTTATTCGTTTGTATGTTTTACATTGTTATTCTAACCAATTATCGTTACCTGAAATAGATGAAACATTTATTCTTTACTGTATCAAAGTATTAGGAGTTCGTGATAATAGAGGTAAAAAAGGAGCAGATACAGACCTGTTGGAAAAGTTAGAGAAGTTTTATTTAGCAGAATACCAACCATTATTGAACCATGAGAAAACCAACTTGAAAAATACTACTTTTATGCTTCCTTATTTGGCTACGCAAATTCATACCTCTTTATCCAACAACACACAAGAACGCTTTATTCAACATTTCTTACGCTTTATCAATAAAACAACCACAGAAATTACAGAGGATAAAGCAATACTATTTCAATTTAAGAAACAAGTATTAGAATTGGAAACAGAAACTAACGAGTTGTTTAATGAGTGGAAACTCACTCATTTACTTCACATTTTTCCAAAGGATATCAAGAAGTCAATTCATTATGATGTTAAAGTTAGACCATTTTCTTATTTGAAAGGAATGTTGTATATGAACTCTGTATTGGAAACACAAGAAAGTAAATTATTCCAACCCTTACCATTAAGAAACAACATCATCCCAAAACATATCATATTGGATACTGCTTGTTTGGTTAGTTTATTTTGTCCTGAAAAAGACAAAGATGGGAATAAAATAAAGAAGGGTGAATTATTGAAAAACATAAAAGACAACCAGCATGATATTTGGAATGGTTTTTTGAACTTGAACCATAAAACATTCAAAGATAAACATTACCAATTTCACCACCAAATACAGACAGATGGCGTTTCTTGTTGTTTGCTTTTCATTCGTAAAGATTTGAAAGATAAAAAATGGGGTTCAAAAGTTCCTACTATACCTGAACAAGATTTCTATAACATTGAGGATTTATCAAAGGAACAATTGGATGAATTGAAACCGAGAAATATTGTTGGTTGCGACCCAGGAAAGCGTTCATTAGTTTATATGATGGATAGTAATGGCAATAAACTACAATATATAGCACCTCAAAGAAAAATAGAAAGTAAATCAAAGTGTAATCAACGAATATTGATAGAAGAAAAGAAGAAAAACAAAATAAATGAGTGTGAAACAGCACTCTCTACCGAAAATAGTAAATCTGTAAATTATGAAAAGTTCAAATCTTACTTGGTTGAAAAAGATAAGTTGAACAAGAAAATTATTGATTTTTACCAACGAGAAACATGGAGGAAAATGAAGTTTCGTCAATATAGTTATGGTAAGAAAAGCATGGATAATTTCCTTAACAGAATAAAGGAAACATTTGGAGATAATATACTAATTGGTTATGGTAATTGGTCAAGAAACACACAAATGAAACATTTTATGCCAACCATGAATAAGGGATTAAGAAAACAAATTCATAAGAAGTACGATACAATAACCATAAATGAATGTAATACCAGTAAGAAATGCTGTGAATGTTATAATAATTTGGAATATTACAGACACAAAAATGGAGAAAAACAGTTCCGTCTTTTAGTTTGCTCTAACTGCGTGAGACCTCAAGTCAAACAAACCGTATTTAGAACAAGAGACGCCAACTCTTCAATAAACATAATGAATTTAACAAAATGTTGGATAGAAAAACAAGAACGCCCATTATGTTTTCAAATTTCGTCTTTCACCTCTTCAAATACTCAAAAGGAAGAGGAAAAAGTTAGACCATCGTAGGTGAAATTCCTACTATTGATTTTACGCTTTTTTCTTATTTTTTTGTCCAGTAAAATGGGCGTTTTAAATGAGAAAAGGTGTAAAGAACGTTATAATCATCTGACTTATATTGAATATGAAAAGAAGATATTGTGACTATTTTTTACTGTAAAATTGGGTGAGTGTTTGAATACCATTTTGAGCATTATATAGTTTTGTTAGAAATGGATCAAATAAAATTTTCTTTACTTCAGATGAACAATACTTTTCACGCTTTTTCATATAAATCTCCAAATCTTCATTACATTCTTTATACATTGTTTCTAATAACTTATGAAGTTGTCCAATATCTTTCTGCTTCTTTCCTTGGTGTATATAAATTTTCTCTATTGCCAATGAATATAATTGTTGTAGAGGATTCATTAACTGATTCGTAATATAGTAATGATAATCCAGTTTCAAATCATTGTCTATAATATATTGCGGAGTTTCAATACGATCTCCTAATAATTTTCCATTTTTATTTTCTATAAACGCATATTTGATTCTGTCACCAGGTTTTGGTTTGTTTCCCGGCTCTCTTTCTCCCACTCGATTTGCTAAGACTTTATGAGCGATTTGGTCTGGATTTTTATAGTCACTTCGTAAAGATTTTGTCAATGCTAATTTGTCCATAGATACATCCCCATTCACTAAGGATTGTAAAGATGTATTTAGAAAATCAATCGCCTTTTCGATATTATCCGGCTCCTTCATTAATATAGTTAATGACCCACCATACACATCTTTTAAGTAATCACAAGCATCTCGCCTTTTTAATGGCAATCCCATGAATTTTAATTTTCCTTTGTCTGGATTGAATTCATACAACATTCCTACATAACGTTTCTTTGATAACAATATAAATGACATGAGTGTTTTTTCATAAGCTAATTTCATAGGAGGTGGTAGAAATAAGGAACATAAATATGCGGCTTCTTGTGCGATTTCTATAGTCCATTCCAATGCTTCCCTCCCTCGAATCGGTCTTCCCGTTTTTGGGTCTTCCAAATTAAAGGTGAAGAATACAGAATCCGTATCTCCATATACATACTGTGATCGAGTGCGAATTTGTCGACCATCTTTAGATTCATATATAGAATTGCCATACACTTCTTCAACCATACGTTTCGCATAAGTTATCATAAGTCTGCCGATTGAAGTAATAGACGCTGCTACATCTTTTTCGAAAAAGGTAGATACACTTGATCCCATTTGACCATATAACGAATTGGCAGTGACTTTGTATCCTAGTTGTCTTTTGTCTAATACATTGGCAATGAATGGATCTGGTTCACTTTCTGCTTTGACCCGTGTTTCTTTTCGAGCTTTTAAGAGATCACCAATAATACATGGTATAATTCCTTCTTGTCCATTTGGAAATTGTGCCCATCGACATACTTTTCTTCCACTTTTAACTTTGGTTTTCTTTCCTGGTTTTCCTTGTGATGTGTATGTTTGTATATTTTCGAAACTATCAAATTCTACTTCGATATATTGATGATCTGGTACATTATCATATTTAATTGCTTCCTGTTCTAATGCTGCCAAATTTTTTTCAGTTACTTTCTTATCATTAATTTTTATTAAATTCCCATCCAAATCGTAATTCTTTGTCCATACTTTAGAATTAGGGGATAAATTCCATGCCTTTGCGATAGAAGGATACAATGATGAATAATCGTTACATGCGACTGGATTATCTCCATACATATCACATTTTGGTGGTAATACTATAGCACCTTCATAACCATCATCGTTATACGTCTTTTCTAAATCTGGCATAAGGGTGCTTTTTTCTCTACACACTTTTGCTACATAACTGGTAAGCTTTATTCCTTGACCACGAAATACCAAGAAACTGATTGGAATGTTACAAATGCGTGCCATTTCAATATAGCCAGTCAATACATCGACTTTGTTCATCAGGTGATGAACTAAGTTACAATCTTGAACACAGTATTTTGCGACTATAGCACGACTTGCCGAAGACTCTTTGGATAAACGGAATATATCTTGCGGACTCACGTCATCTTTGGCCATTCCCCATTTCACATTCTTTTTTTGGGGATCTAATTCTGTATGATTCCCTTCAATGATAATTACATTATAGGTTCCGTCCGAAATTGTATGGTGATCTTTTATATTTTGTTCAACATCAATACGGATGATTTTGAATTTCTTCCCACTCATATAATAGTCTGTTGTAAAACTCGAAATTTCAAGATGAATAAAGTCCCCTTCATGTAATCCAGAAAGGTTTTTGCTATATAGTTGGGTTGTATTTGAATCTTCACAATATACTATACCTTTAATATCATCACGTATCATTGTTCCCGCAACATCATCTAATTTATAAGAAGATAAATTGTAATCACGACGGAAATAGAACAGTAAATCTATTTGAAGACGCCCAGACATTGGAGGATAATGAAGATCATAGTCACCACTTGCCAATCGATTTTGTGTGTGATCTAAGCGAACATCTTGCGTTTCTCTATCATATTTATAACACATTTCGTCTTGAATTCGTGAAAATTGGCAAAAATCATCGACCATATCTAACTCCTTCGCACGATGAAACATAAATTGATAATCAAAACCAAATATATTGTAACCAATAATAATATCCGGATTTTCTTCTTGGATCAAATATGTCCATTCTAATAAACATTCTTCTTCCTTGTTTACAGATACGATTTCGGTTCCTGGAACATTATCACAACTTCCTACCACTATACAATGATTTCGATATGGTTCTTTGTCTCCATATTTCAAAAAGGTGGATCCAATAAACGTTACTGAATCACCCTCTAAAGGAGGAAATATGGTGGTCATAATAGTATTCAGTAGATTGATTTTTTCTTCTCTTGTATTTCCAGGATCTAATAAATAAGTCGAAATAGTGATTTTTTTATGATTATTTTTTATTTTTTGTAGTAGCGGTTTCTTGTAGATTTCTTTCTCTACAAATATTGGTTCCGTATCTCTGGTTCCTTCTTCCCCTCCTTCATCTCCACCTCCTCCTCCACCTACATATTTGTTTTTTTCGTGTAATTTTTCAAACATATCGCTTACCTTTAATATATTGGATTTATCATCTTTTTTTACATGTTCTTCTAGTGTTTCTGTTAGAAACATTTTGATCAAATCTTTCAATAAATCCTTGTTCACAGGATCTTTAGGAAAAACTTGTTCTACATTTTCTATTTTTCCAAAAGAATAAATTCCCATAATTCCTTTTTTTAACCATAAATCTAACGATTCTTTTTCCATTTTTTGTTTACTCATTTTTATGCTCAGCGCATCCATGAATTGTGTAGCTACTCTCTTGTAGTCCTTTATTGGAACCGGAAAATCTCCATGACTACTACTTGCTTCTATATCAAAACTACATATCTTATATGGTACGGGAGTTTCTTTTTCTGGTAAGGGTTTTATAACTTGTTGTCCACACTCATATTCGTAATCACATGTGGTAGTCTTTTCCTCTATAAAATGATCTTCATGATTTCGAATGGAAATCCAACCAGACGGACTTACATTTTGTATGTGAAAATATCGCAGTAATGGAGGTATTTTGCTTTCATATGTAGGGAGATTTATAGTGCCTTCTGGAATGTGTTTTCGGAATTGATAAAAAGCGCTCATATTACGAAACACACACTTGGCAAAGTTGAAATCAGTATTAGCGGTAAAATCATATAATTGACTACGTGTTTCAAATGAGCAATATAGACAGTCTTTTTGGGAATAAGTACATAAACGTTTGATGGAATCGAACCATTCATACATATGATTTATTGACCACCCATTTGGCAATTTCACATAGAAGAATGGTTGAAAATCGTCAATGAAAATAGCACATGTTTCACCTTGTTCGTTGATGCCAAATATTTGTATTCGAAATTGTTTGTTTTTGTCGTATGATTGAAAGTCGAAAAGACGGAATTGTTTTTCATCGGGTTTTGGTTTTGAAACAATTTTGAATTTTTTCCGGGAACTAGCGCTGGATTTTCGAGAAGAAATTGATTGAGAACTCATTATAAGAAAATATGATTTCTTATAATTTTATAGATACATAAATAGTTGTCTTTATTCTTTTTTGGATATATCAAAATTTCAATTTTAATTTTATATTAGTGAAGATTGAAAATTTCCTATTAAGACAGAAACTGTTGCTATTGAATATGACCGAAGAAGCGAACCCATAATTTTATACTTTTTGGTCGGAACCAAAAAGTATAAAATTGAATATGAATGAAATACAACGTTTACTATATTCACGCAATATTTTTCATAAACAATTTCAGAATGGATAGTCAAACCGAAGAATTAAAACAAATCATCAAAGATCTGAAAGAAGATAAGAGAAAAATGAAGCAACATATCAAAGATCTGAGAGAGTCTAATATAAAAATGAAACAAGAATTAAAAGAACGAAAAAATAAAAGTAATCCCACTCGAAAACAAAGTGTTATCCATACAAAATTATATATACTTAGCTCTGATTTATATGAATTTATTGAAAAGAATATGAATCAGAAGATGAGAAGAACAGAAATAGATCCTCTCACAGGTTTTGAAAAAAAAAGAACATTTCAGTATATGGGTATCATGAGAATTATCATTGACTATATGAAAAATAATTTCGAAAATGAAGGTTCTTTATTAAAATCATCACTCAAATATGATCCAGATTTATATTCATTACTGAAAATAGATGAAACTGAAAAAATCACTTTCCTAAAGCAATCATATATATTTAAAAAACTAGAAGAAAACGGCCATATTGTATCAGTAGAATACTTTTAAATTACATATAATAAAAAAATGAGAAAATTTTTACATATTATTCTATAAATAATGTATGAAATATTGGTATTTGTTTTTTATATGGGTTTAAAAGCCCATATCATAATCATCATCTTGACATACTTGTTCGGGAATTTTGTCGATTGCGGATAAGTGATTATCTATCACAACCGCATCCTTTGTACAACTAATATTTTTATTTTCTTGTTTCTTTTTATGTATTGTATCATTACCAGAATCTTTATAGTTTTTATAATTTACCTCTTCCACATTGGTATTATTTTTTTCTACACTTTGAATGTCTAATAACAAGTTGAATGCTCCAGTACCGAAATAACCATATTGTCCTGTCATCACGTTTGCTGAAACGCCTCGCATGTTGTCTAAATGACCATGTCTAGCGGCTTCTAATAGTTTCTCTGTATGCATTTCAAATGTGGCTTTGGCAACTGGTCCAATATTATCCTTCAATATACCAGATCTATATACTGCTATCATATCATTTCCATTATATGTCATACGATCACATAACACACTTAAATGATGAT